CGCGCGAGGTCGATGCCGAACTGCTTGCCGAAGTAGACGCTCGACGCCACGAAGAAGCCGACGCGCGTGGCGCAGAAGTCCAGGTCGTCGGGGTTGATGACGCAGTTCGGGTCGGCGCTCGGGAACTCGCCCAGCACGCGCACGCGGAAGAAGTCCGAGTCGCGGCCGAACTCTTCCTCGTGCTCCTTGATCTTCCGCTTCGAGACGATCGGCGACTCCTCCGCGTTGAGCGTGAGGCACGCCCAGCGCGAGCGGTCCTTGTTGAAGCAGTCGAAGAACGAGCAGTCGCGCGTGTTCGGGTTGCCGATCATCAAGATCGCACCTTCGGTCGCGTCCGGGTCGTACTCCGAGGCCGTGTTCGAGATCGTGCCCTTCAGCGCCTCGATGATCTCGCGCTCCATGCCCGAGGCTTCCTCGACGATCGCGTTGAGGTGCGACTCGTGGATGCCCTGGAACGCCTCGGCGTTCGTCGCGGTGATCGGCAGGCAGCGCCAGTTCGGGTGCTTCGGGCCGCCGAACAGCACGCGCGACTTCGACACGCGGATGAACTTCTTGAGCAGCGGGTGCGCCTTCTTCATCCGGCGACGCGCCTCGGACAGCCACACGTCCTTGCACTGCTTCATCGACGGCGCAGTGATGATCGTCTGCGAGTCGATATGCTTCAGCGTCCACCAGAGGCCGATGATGACGGAGCACGTCGTCTTGCCGGGACCCTGGCCGGATTTCACGGCCATGCGCAGGTTGCCGTCCTGCGCGAGCTGCAACACCTGACGCTGCTGCGGCGTCGGCCGGAAGTTCATGTACCGGCAGAGGGCGAAGATGTCGGTGCGGCACTGGACGTAGATTTCCCGCCAGAGCTTAGTCGTCGGTGTCTGACGAGCCATCTGCCTCTCGATACGGCGGCGGTTCGGTGGGAGGGAAGTTGCGGCGCTTCGTGTCGAGGAAGATGCTCAGCGACACGGGGCGATCGAGACCGTCACGGTGCACGCAGTTCTGCGTGTCGCGGATCAGCCATTCGGGAACGCGGTCGAAGTCGTAGTAGACCACGTTCGTCATCCAGTTGCGCGCGTGCTCCAGGTCGCTCTCGTTCGGGTTGAAGACCACCACGCGCCAGTAGTCGTCGCCGTCCACCGTCAGCCGCGGGGCCTTCAGGTCGAACTGGAGCAGCCGGCGCACGAGCGGGTCGCAGTTGCTCGCGAAGACCGCGAAGCCGTTGATCCACGGCAGCGCCTTGCGCATGTTCTTGCCGTAGACCGCGGTGAGCTGGTTCGGGAAGCACAGCGTCTTCCAGGCGACGATGATGTACGAGAGGAACAGCACGCGCATGAGCCCGTTGGGCTGCCACGCGCTCAAGCCCAGACCGCTACGGCGGCCCGCTGCGAACTCGGCCAAGACGCGACGCTCCAAGTCGCTCATCTGGTCCGGCTTCAGCGGCAAGAAGTCACGCGCGAGCCCGAGGGGGTCATCGCGATAGCGCGAAAGCGGGGGTGCCTTCATCAGCCGCATCAGTGCTTGAAGATGATGTAGAAGAGTTCGCCGACGCAGGCGACCGCGAACACTCGCGTCCACCACTTGCTCGCCTTGGCGGATTGTTCGAGGCGATCGAGACGCACGAGCAAGCCGACCTTCTCCTGCGAGGCATCGCCGAAGAGAGCGACCTTCATCTCTCGCACGTCTTCCGCCATCGCCGTGATCGTCGTCAGCAGCGCGCCGGCCACCTTGTCGGTGCCGAACTGGAGGGCGAAGGAGAGCTTGAGGTCGCGGACTTCCTCTTCGAGGTGGGCGATGCGCTTGTCGCGCGGATCGGTCGGTTGCTCGTGCGTCATGGGATCACGGGTTGGATTGGATCAGCTTGCGAAGAAGGGCGGTCGTGCGCGAGCGCTGCACCTGCTGAGGAGCGGTCAGGCTCGTGTCGGCCAACACGTAGGCGTCGGTGCGATCCAGCACCGGCGGCAACGCCGAGTTGAACTCGGCCTTCGGGATGGGATCGAGCGAGAGCAGCGAGCGGACCGCGGCGCTCTCGCCGAGGTACGCCGCGCGCTGCGCGTCGTCGAGGTTGGCGTCGGCCGAGACGTACCCGTCGTGCCGATCGACCACGATGGTCACGGCTTCGGCGACGTTGCTCGGCTTGTAGCCGGTGCTCGTGCCGAGCGCGCCGCACGAGGCGGCGACGGTCAGCGCGAGCGCACACAGGATCTTCTTCATGCGTTGGCTCCTTGATGTTGCTCGACGTGAGTGAGAGGCCCGCCGGACAGGTGGTAGGCCCGCACCCGCGCGAAGTCGGTCAGTCGAGCGTACTCGACCGAGACGCCGAACGCGCGCAGGAGCTTCTGGGTTTCGCGCGTGAGCCTGCCGTCGAGCTTCGCTCGGCCCTCGCGCAGTTCTTCGAGTGGCGTCGAGACGACGACCTTGCGGATCGCCGCCGTCGCCACGTCGTCGATCGACTCGTAGGCGTTCTCGTTCTCCGCGAGGAACGTCTCCGCGTCGTCGATCTCGTACACGACCAGTCCGCCGACGACGACGGTGTGACCATCGTTGGTCTCCAGCACCTGCGATTGCAGGTTGAGCACCTGACGCACGACGGCGCACACCTCGATCTCGGTGACGATCGGCCAGTAGACGTGGACGCCGGGCTCCAGCAAGACGATCTTCCGCCCGAAGACGTACTTGACCGCGCGGTGCGAGGTCTTCACGATCAGCAGGCGGGGGAAGAACGAGCCGAAGAACTCGGCGAGCTTCCCGATCCATGCGAAGGCGGCTTCCACGCGCTACTCCTTCGGGCCTTCGGCGTTCGGCTGCTGGAGCCGGAGCTGCGGCGCTTGCGCGCGGCGGTAGTCGGCCGCGCCCTCGATCGGGATGTACGCCGCGAGCGGGCCGACGACGAGCAGCGTCTGCTCGATCGAGAAGCCGCTCTTGACGCACCAGAACGAGAGCGCCGCCGAGAGCAGCGCCATCGTCGCCTTGCGCGACTGGAGGACAGCGATGTTCTTCACGGTCACGCTCCCGAGATGTCGCCGAGGTTCGCGCCGGCCGCGAGCAGGCCGCTCGTCGCCGCGTTGATCGCGACGCTGATGAGCGAGAGCACGATCGTCTCGCGCTCCGCGGCGATCTGCACGCGCTGCGTCTCGGCGAGCAGCTTGAGCTGCGCCTTCAGCTCGTTCACGGCGCTCTGGTCGCCCGAGCTGAGCGCGAGGACCATCTCCGACGCGATCTGCGCGCCGTACGCCTGGATGTCGGCCGCAGCGCCGTCCACGAGGCCCTTGATGCCTCCGACGATCTGCTGCCCGAGTTGGGTTTCGAGTTGCTGCCAGTTCACGGCCATGTCTGAAGTCTCCTAGAAGGGGTTGGTGAGCGGCGGATTCCGCAGTTTCAGTCTACCCCAGCCCCAGGGGTTGTGGTAGTCTTCCCTCAATGCTGCCGGGGCGATCTGTAGCGCATGGTTCAAACCTTGCCCTGTCGGAATGCGCTCCGGCGGGGGTAGGCGGAAAAGCCGCAAGGCCGATTCGCTCCTGGGTCCCGGCAGCAGGTTTCCTCCTCCTGGCCGCCTGCGCCGCTCCGCGGGTCGAGATCGAGGAGCCCTGGACGCCGCCCGCCTGGGTGATGCCGACCGCCATGAACACCGCCTCGCTGCTCGCCACGCGCTGCCCGCTCCCGTTCCCGGTCCGCATCGAGATCGAGCCGATCTCCGGGTACTGGGGGCAGTCGTGGTTCGACGATGAGGCGTGCGAGTATCGCATCGTGGTCAACCCAAAGTGCTCCGAGCCGGACCTGTTCCGCGAGACGCTGATCCACGAGTGGGCGCACTGCATGACGACGTGCGAGTGCGAGGACGATCACTGCGAGCACTGGGGCGTGCACTACGCCGCGTGCTACCGCGCCACGGTCGAGTGAAGATCGGGACGCCCACGCGCCACGCGGCTGCCCATAACCTGCGCAGCAACGCGAGCGCCCCGACCAGTTCCGTCACGAGAACGACGATGCTTTTGTGACGCGGGCGTCGCTCCGCGATGCGGTAGAGCATCCTGAAGCGCCACCAGTTCATGCGTGCGTCTCGCAGCCGAGGCAAGTGCACCGCAGCCAGCCCTTGCCCTTGATCTCGCCGGGCTGGCCGCACGTCTCGCAGGTCTCCGCGCTCTTGTGCTCGGCCTCGTGGATCAGCGCGTACATCTCGTCGGTGCCGTGCGAGATGTAGAAGCGCAGCGAGCCGAACTTCTCCTTGACCTGCTGCACGATCGGCCGCCCTTCCATCACGTCATGGCCTTCGGGAGCGAGGGCCAGCGGTTCGAGCTTGCGCACGAGATCGAGCAGCAGCTCGAACCAGCCGTCGCCGCACTCGAAGTAGAACAGCGAGAAGGGACTCCGCTCGTCTCCGCGGCGGAAGATCGTCGGCCCGGCTTCCATGAGGGCCTTCGTGTTCGCTTCGTTCACTCGTCGCTCTCCTCGGCGTCGTCGCCTTCTTCGAGCTGCGGCACGTCCATCTCCTTCGAGACCTCGCCCGCAACGTCCACCATGTCGTCCACGTCTTCCTCGGCACCCTGCGTCTTCGTGATGCCCTGCACGACGGCGAGCGTCTTGTAGACCATCAGCTCCGCGCGGAGGTCGAGGTTCTGCCGGCAGCGCGCGGCGAGGTCTTCGAGCCTCGCGACCATCGCGGCCTTGTCGTTGTCGGTGTCCGCGCCGTTGCGGATGCCGCGCATGACGCGGCGCGCGAGCAGCAGCAGCGAGCCGATCTCGTCCTCGGTGAACCCATGCGCCTTCTGCAACTCGCGCCGCGCGCCGAGCGTGCCGTGCGCGATCACCGCTTGCGTGGCCTCGTCGATCATCACCGACTCGTAGGCCATGATCTCGCGCGGCGTCGGCCACGACACGCGCACCATCGGCAGCTCCAGCAGCGGCGCGAGCCCGAGGCGACCTTCCTTCCGATGGCCGAGCCCGAGCCGGCGCGAGAGCAGGCCGATGCGATCGACGAAGAGGCACAGCTCCACGTCGCTCGCGGGGTCGTAGTAGCTCGGGTCCTTCGAGCCGTCCGTCCACTCCGCGGGCGGCGGGGGCGGCATCAGCGCGCACGGCTGCGTCACGAGCGAGCGCTCCAGCGAGTTGTTCGCTCCGGGGGTGACGCCCACAGTGGGAATCTCCCACTCGCGCTGATCCATCTCGCTCAGGAAGCTGTCGATCGGCAGCTTGCCCTTGGCCGTCGCGAGCCCCCGCGTCAAGCGCCAGCACACGCGCACGATGAACGGGTAGAGCGCGTCGAGGTCGTAGCCCGAGCGGTCCCACACCTCGTCCCAGAACTCCCGCAGCGCGTCGCCTTCGAGGCCGGCGCTCGACTTCAGCGCCAGCACCTCGCGGTACGTCGTGATCGGCGGCGCAGCCTCCGGGTCCCGCGTGAACGTGAAGAGCCCCGTGCGCGGACGCTCGGGATGGAACGGGCGGAGAGGTCCCCCGCCCCCGGTCTCGGGGGTCGAAGTCATGGGCAGGCCGAAGTGTACCCGCATTCGCTGCCCTTGTCGAGTCCAAAATCCCGCGTTCCAGCCGTTCCGGCGACTGCCATTCTGGCAGGCCCTGCCAATCTGGCAGTCCATGCGCCCGCATGGATCTGGAGCCCGAGCCCGAGCTGGCGCGAGCGCCGAGGGGCGAGTCCATCCGATCGAGTGGGTGAGCCCGCGGCGGGGCCTGGACAGGTGCCCGACCTTGCGGAGGGGGCTGATTGTTTCGGAGGAAATCCACCCCGGAGGGATTTCGCGGGGCGCGTTTTCCAAGAGGGGGCAGGCTATTGCTCGGGAAAGCTCCACGTAGCGGCCCCCGCCGATGCGCCCCCGCCACGGGCGCACGTAGCGCGCGCTCGCGCTGCGCCCCTATGCGGGGCTTGTCCCATTGTATCCGAAACAAGCCCCCGCGCAAGCGAGCCCCGCCTACTTTCGCAGGGGCGGGGGCGGGGGCCGAGCCTAAGTCTAGGCGGGGGCGCAGGTTATGGTAGTGGGGGGGGGGCTTGATTCCGAAAGAATGGGGCGAGTGTTACGAAGTCGAAACGAGGACTGCCATCTTGGCAGCCCCTGCCATATTGGCAGGTTACACGGAGCCCGAGCCGTGCCGAGAGTGTGCCGAGCCCGTTCCTACCTAAGTCGAGCCCCCGCCACAAGTTAGGAACCTGGAACGGCTGGAACGCCCTTTTCCCACTACTACCATATGCGAGGAAGGGTAAGGGTAGGGTAGTAGTATCCTAGCCGTGTAGTAGAATAGCGCTGGAGCCGTTCCAGCCGTTCCAGCCGTCATAAGTCGAGCCCGTGCAAGGGCTTGCGCGTGGAACGCCCCTGGAACACTGCGCCCCGCCCCCCGTTCCAGCGCTTGCGCCGGATTGTTTCCGAAAAAAGCCCTTGCTTCCGTTCGCTTCCAGGGTATACTAGGCTCGAAGGTACGGAACGAAGCCCGACCACAAGCCCGAACGGAGACCACTACCATGCAAGCCCTTTCCATCCTGCGCACGCTCGGCCAAGCTCTCGAAAGCCTCGCTCGCGACCACGCGCGCACGCTCGGAATCCTCGCGCTACTCGCCCCCTTCGCCTACTGCGCGCTCCAGCTCTTCGCGCGCTTCGCCTAGTCGCTCTCGGAGCGATCGGAGACCACTACCATGCAACCGACCGACAAGCTCTCCCCCCGCGCGCTGGAGCTACTGGAGACGCTGGAGCGTGCTCTCGGAGCCGATCCCGCGGAGCGCTCCGAGCAATCGCTCGCGTGGAGACTGGACAACGCGCAAGCCTTCGGGCGCAAGCGCAGCGCGACGGATCGCGCCGTGCGGATTCCCTTGGAACGGCTCGAAGCCGTGCTCGCAGGGAAGCCCGAGCCGAAGCTCGACTCGGAGACGAAGCCGTCTCGCTCGCAGCTCTCCGCGCTGGCCAAGCTCGAAGACGCGCTCGGCTGGAACGCACGGCGCAAGCGCTACGGGGCTCCGCGCGACTTGGAAGCCTTCCGCGAGCGTGCGTCCACGGCTCGCAGCTCCGCGGGGCTCGGGCTTATGATCGCGCCCGACTTCCAAGCGCGAGCGATCCGCGAAGCGCTGGAATCGCTCAAGCTCGCGAAGCCCCCGCGTCGATAGGCTCTCCCGAGAGCCGACCACTACAACGGACCGACCACTACCCGAACGGAGACCACTACCATGCAACCGACCACTACGCCGAGCCCCGCCTACCTGCGCGAGCGCGCTTCCATCCTCCGCCGAGACGTGGAGACGCTGCGCGAGCTGGAGACCAACGCCGCGAACGAAGAGCGCGAAGCGTTCCGACTCGGGCTCCCTGGACAAGCGCACGCCGCGAACCTGCGCGAGCGAGCCTACCGCGCGCAGCTCGAAGCGTCCGAGCGCGAAGCCCGAGAGCTGGACGCGCAAGCCGATACGCTGGAGCGCGAGCAAGCCGAGCGCGAGAGCGAAGCGAAGACGCGAGCCGAGCGCGTGCGCATTGTGCGCCGAGTCGAAGTCGAGAGCTTCGGCGTGGACGGAGCGCAATACTTCCGCGGCGCGGGAGTCGAAGACTTCGAGGAAGTCGCGCTCGGAGTCGGAAACTCGGAACGCGAAGCCGTGGAAGACGCGCTCGAAACGCTCGCGCAGTCGGGAGCGTGGACGTGGAAGAGCGAAGACGGATACCCGAGCGAGCCGAGCCTCGAAGACTACTCGGAGACGGACGAAGTAAGCCCCGCCGAAGCCGAAGGGAGACGCGACGCGCTCGGCTCGGAGCCCGAGCCCCGCTACCGCGTCGCGCTTTTCCCGTTCAACGGTTGCGGGCCGATTGTGCTCCGCGAAGGGCTCGACTCGCGCGAGCAAGGGCTCGAAGCCGTCGCGTCGATCCTGGAGAGCAAGCGCGCGCAGGGCTTCGAGACTTCCGAAGTCGAGCCCTTCAAGCGTTGGGAATGCCAGCGCGAAGACTCGGGCGTCTCCGACTCGGAAGGTATCCTCGCGCTCGAAGTCGAGAACGCTCGCGAGCTGGAGCAATACGCCGAGCGCGCGGAGCGACTGGACGAAGAGCCGAGCGAGCTTCACTACTACGCTTGCGTCCGAGTCTCGGACGTTCCCGAGAGCGACGGAGAGCAATACGGGCTCCCGATTGTGGAGCTTGACGGCTCCGAGTACCTTTTCGCAGCGACGGACGAAGACGCGGAGAGCGCAGCTCTCGAAGCGGCGCGCGGGAGCTTGTGGGCGTTCTCGCTCGACTTCCTGCGCCACTACCTACCCGATTCCGTCTCCGAAGACTCCAGCGCGTTCCGTGCGCTCCAGGAAGCGCAAGGGAAGACGTGCGAGAGCTTCGGCCCGATCCTCGAAGGCTTGCTCGGCTCTCGCTGCGAGGAAGCGCTCCGCGATGCAATCGCGACGGACGGACGCGGACACTTCCTCGCGTCCTATGACGGGAACGAAGACGAAGACTCGGACGGCGCATTCCGCTACCGTATCGGTTGAGACCACAACGCACAACGGAGACCACTACCATGCAACGCAACGCCGAAGCCCTGAAACTCCCGAGCCCCGAAGACTTGCGCAAGCTCGCGAGCACGCGACGCGACGAAGCGCGAGAGCTGAAGTCGGGAGCCGATCCGCGCCGCTTGTCAATGTCCGAGCGCGACGCGCGAGCGCTCGAAGACGAAGCCGAAGCGCTGGAGCGCGAAGCCGAGCACGCGGAGACGCACGCCGAAACTCCCGCGCTCTTCGAGCTAGTCTTCGGCACGGGCCGAGCGACTGCGCGCGGAAACGTCTACGAAGTCGAGCGCGAAGACGGCGCGGGATTCTCGGAGCTTGGCTACGGTTCGCTCCAGCGTTGCGACTTGGATACGGAAGCCGTCGCGCAGGGAATGCGAGACGGTAGGCTCTTCGTCTTCGTTCCCGACCATGCGACGGGCTCCGACTACGGGGGAGACGGCGCAGTCTCGAAGAGCAACGCGAAAGCGCTCGAAGAGCTGGCCAAGTCGGAAGAGCTGGAGTCGGTCGGATTCTGGACGCTCTCGGGCGGACACAATACCTACGGAGTCGCGTTCTCGCTCGGCGTGCGCTGCGCGGAGCTACTGCGCGTGCTCGAAGGGCTCTCGGATTATCCGTTGATCGACGAAGAGCTACACTCCGAGACGGAAGCCGAAGAGCAAGCCGAGAGCTGGACGGGATACGCTGCGAGCGACTTTCGGCGCACGCTGGAGAGCGAGCACGCGCTCGACTTGTCCGAAGTCGAAGACTCCGCGCTCTTCGAGCTTTTCGAGACGGCGCGCGAGCGTGCTAACGTCTACTGGACGCACGAAAGCGACGGCGCGAGCATCGACGTGGAGCGCGTCGCGTCCGAAGTCGAGCGCTCGGACGCTCTCGGGCTCGCGGGAGCGAAGCGCGACTCGGAAGACGTGGAAGCCGAAGCCGAAGCGCTCGCGCAGCTCCGCGCAACCGTGGAGCCGTTCGCAGCTCTCCAGCTCGAAGCCCTGAAGCCCGAAGCCGAGCGCAACGGCGCGAAGCTCTCCGACTGCGCCGAAGCGGCGCGCGTCGCTCTCGGGAGCCCGAGCGAAAGCGTGCTCGGCTTCGCCGAAGGCTTCCTCGCGCAAGTCGCGCGCTGGCCAGTGTCCGAGCAAGCCCCGCCCGAAGACGCGACGCCCGAAGCCGTGCGCGAAGCGCTGCGCTTGCTCCGCGAGCACGTCGGAGCCGTTGTCCGCGGCGCGCGCGAAGAGCTGGAGCGACTGCGCCCCGCGCGCTACGCTCGCGAGCTGGAGCGCGAGAGCTTCGGCGGACGCAAGGGCTTCGGCCCGTTGCCAGTCGAGACGCGCAAGCGCGACTAGCTCGCGCGACTCGCTCCCGAGACTCGCTCTTTCCTACAATCCGAACGGCCGAGCCGAGCCCTTGCTCGCGCTTCGTAGTGGTCGCGCGACTCGCGCGAAGCTCGGCCAGCTCCAGCCCCCGCCGCTTGCGCGCGTCGCTGCGCTTCGTAGTGGTCGCGCTCCCGCGAGCGCACGGCGGACGGCTGGAGCCCTTACAACGGTCGCGCAACGCTCCAGCGTGGAGCGCGCGACTGCGCCCGAAGACTCGAAACGGAGACTCGCCTACCATGCAACCGACAACGCACAACGCCCCGCTCGCAGCGCTCCGCGCCGCGTGCTCGAAGGGCGAACCGATCCGAGAGATACCTACCGCCGCTGTGCTCGAAGCGCGGGGCGAAGAGCCCGAGACGCCCGTAGTCTTCCGTCGCTGGAGAGCCGAGCGCGGAGACCAAGGGATTCCGGGCGCAGTCTTCGCGCTCTTCCCGTTGCTCGCGGAGACGCGGCCGGGAACGTGCGTTTCCTACGAAAGAGTCGGCCAGCATAGCGCGGCCGACTACTCGGCGTGCGTCGCGCGCTCGCGCCCCGTCTCGCTCGAAGACGCCGAGTGCGTCGCGCTGCGCCGCGAGCTGGAGAGCATCGGCTACCGCTTGCGCCCGATCAAGCGCGCGCCCCACTGGAGCAAAGTCTCGGCCGCACGTCGCGACGCCGGACTGTAACACTGGACTCGACAACTGGACTCGAAGACTCAACCTCAACCGACAACGGAGACCACTACCATGCAACGCACGTTCAACGCTTCAACCGTCCGCGTCTCGACTCACGGAACCGGACACGCCTACTCGGGACGCCCGCAACATCCGGCCGTGGACGTGAAGATCCGCCACGGCTTCGAGCGCGTCAAGCCCGAAGAGTGGGCGGATATCCGCTCGCAGCTCGGGACGGACGCGGAAGGCAACCCGTTGCCCGAAGGCACGGCCGAGCGCTTCAACGCGGAATGGATCGAAGAGCGCTTCGACTTGTCGAAGAGCGGCCGGCGCAGCGAAGAGTTCTACACCCTATGGTGGAACGAAGCGTGCTCGCTCCGCTTCGAGGAAGCGAAGGAAGACGCTGAAGCGCTCTTCGGAGACGTGGAAGTCTCGCTCGAAGGTCGCTCGGGCGGTTGGCTTGTGGTGACTGGACTCGCGGACGTGGAAGAGTGGAGCGGTCCGAAGACTTGCCCCGCTTGCACCGTGCTCGAAGACGGCTCCAGCGAGTGCTCCGATTGTGGAGAGCAACCGGCCGCGCCCGTGCTCCCGAGCTTGAAGGGCTCGCGCGTCGAAGGCGCGAAGTTCCGCGACGGAACGCCGCTCTCCGACAACGCCGGTATCTTCGAGCGTTGGGCTTTCTTCGAGGAAGCGTGCGACGGAATGGTCGCGGACGTTCCGTACACCTGCGCCGACTTGATCGCGCACAACGTCTTCGCTCGCGAGGAAGCGACTCGCCCCGTGGACTTTGCTCGCGTGCTCCCGAACGGCCAGTGGGATACCTTCACCGTGGCCGTTCCGTGCAAGCTCGACACGTTCGAGGAACTGCAAGCCTTCGCGCTGGCCAACGCGCCGGAATGCCAAGGCATTGAAGTGCGCACGCTCGGGCTCTTGAACGATCCGAAGGGCGACTAGCTCCGCGGACTCACTCACAACCGTCAACCTACTGCAACTGGAGACTCACTCATGGGACGCAACATCGACTCCTCGATCCATTCCTACGAAGCGGCGCACGCTGCGATGCAAGCGCGCGAGACGAAGCGCGGGCGCACCGACTCGATCAAGCTCGCCGGCAACACGTACCTCATCCGCGGCCCGTCGCAAGCGGACCTCGATTCCGTGCTCCCGCCCGGCACGACGGACGCCCCGCCGCTCTACTACGCCGTGCGCTTGCACAATACCAACATCGTGACGTTCCACGCGAACGGCGACGTGACGCTCGACACGGGCGGATGGAAGACGAAGACGACGCTTCACCGGATGCGCGGATTCTTCCCCGGCTCCGAGTGGCCGAAGCTGGACGAGACGAAGCGCCGCGCTTTCCTGCGCTGGAGCCTCGCGTGCCGCAAGGGCGAGTGGAGCGTCGAGTGCGAGCGCGTCGAGAACGTGCCGAGCACGGAGCCCGGCGGCTTCAGCACGTACAACCGAACGCCCGTCAAGAGCTTCCCGTTCTCGCGCACGTTGACGCTCCAGCGTGCTCCGCGGACGGCCGGCGGCTTCAAGCTGAAGCGCAGCGAGGCGTACGCCTAATGGACCGCCAAGCCGAACGTGCGAGCTTGCTCCGTAGTGCGGAGCACGCGGACAAGCAAGCGGCCGAGCTGCGCCAACGTGCGCGCAGCTTCGACCGGCCCGTGCGGCTCTACGAAGTCGCACCCGAGCAAGTCGGCACGCCGCACCCGTTGGGCGGTCGGTGGCTCGGGTGCGACGTGGGAAAGCGCGTCTACCTCAACTGCGACGTGCTGCAAGTCGAGAATGACGATCAACTGCGAGCGCGACTCGCGAAGGGGACTTGAACGATGGACTCACAACCTGGACTCATCGAGCGCGGACGCTGGCGCCGGCTCGCTCGACTCGCGCGCATCCTGCGCCGGCCGTGGCTCGATCGCCGGCAGAACCTCGCACTGCGCGAGCGCGTGGACAACGTGCCGGCCGACACGCCGGAGGAAGTGCGCGAGCGACGGCGCAATCTCGCGAGGGACCCGGACACAAGGCCCCGCGACTAGAACACGGGCCGCACGGGCGAGCGGCGGACTACCGGCCACGGTGGCACGGCGCGACGCTCCAACACTTCTGCCGACGTGCGGCCCGTACCTTTCACGAGAAGAGCAACCCAGCGGAGACTACCCTAACGGACTCACTCAATGGACTCGGAACCGAAAGCACCGCTCCCGTTCGACCTCACGCGCACCGCGCTTGTCCGCAAGCTCGATCGCCTCGCCTACCTGGAGGCCGAGCACCTGCGACTCCAGGCGGCAGTCGAAACGGACTCCCTCACCGGACTCCGCAACGAGGGAGGACTCGCGCGCGCCGTTGGCGGGCGCACGGGTTGGTACGTGCTCGCGGACCTCAACGGCTTCAAGCGCGTCAACGACAAGCACGGCCACGCGGCGGGCGACATCGTGCTCCGCGAGTTCGCCGGATGGCTGGAGGCCAACACGCGGCAGGACCCGACTCGCGGCGTGGACCTTGTGACCTCACGCTTGCACGGCGACGAGTTCGCAGTCTGGACGGAGCACCGCGCGGGCGCGCGGCGAATCAAGCACGCGATCCGCGAGTGGCGCTCGATCCACTACCCGGAGGCGAGCGCGAGCGCCGGCATGGGCCGCGACCTCAAGGCGGCGGACGCTTCCATGTACCTCAACAAGTCGCGGCGCAAAGGAGACTCGCCCCGATGACTGCCTTCTATGACTTGAAGCCGGGACTCTACCGCGCGCGTTGGATCAACGTGCACTTTGTCGGTCTCTCGTGCTACCTCGCGCACCGCTTCGACATCGTGGGCGTGGGCTTGGTCTCGGTGCCGATCCTGTACGTGAATCCGGGCCAAGCTACCGCGATCGACTGCAACATGCAGCTCTCCCTGGAAGTCACTCCGGCCCTGGAGCGCGTGAGCCCCAACGGACACCGCTACCTCGTGCAGCGCGTGAACGTCAAGGCGGTGCCGGCATGACTGCCCGCCGGGACTCGGAGGCCGCGAAGCGCGACGAGCTGCGCGACTGGTGCCAAGTGAAGCGGTGCCGTAAGGAATCGGACCTCATCTACAAGGGCGCGGGTCTCTGCGACGAGCATTGGACGGCCGCCTGCCAAGATGGCAGCGGCACCGCCGCCTACCTCGGGGAGAATCTTCGCGACGAAGCAATCGCCGCGATAGACTGGAGTTGATCTATGCCGAACCTGCCTCTCGAATCGTGGCTCGCGCTCGGACTCGCCGCACTGTGCGTCGGGAGCGTCGGCCTCTACCTCTACCTCAGACTCAGGGACCTCAACCGATGACCTTCGCCGACAAGTTCACCCGTGGCTTCGACAAGCTGCGCCGCGCCGCGACTCGCGCCGCGGACTCGTTCCGCCGACTCGGCACTGCGATGCAGCGCCTCAAGCCGAAGGACGACATCGACGCCTTCAACCCGAACAGCGCCGACCCGCTCGTGGTCAAGGCGCTCATCCCGCGCTCGCACTTCACGAAGCGCGGGCCGGGCGTGCGCGCGAGCGCGGCCGACGCCTTCCGTCGCATGACCTCGGAGCAGCGCGCCACCGCTCGGCGCATGGGCTGGCTCCGGTGAATCTACACGATGACTTGATCGCGGCCGGCGCAGCGAAGTTGCCGATCGACCAGCCGGACCCGTGCGCAGCGCTGAATCGTGTTGTGCAAGATGCCCGCTCACCGGCCAGCCAGAGACTCGTGGCGAGTATTTTGGCGCGATGCGCCAACGGGCTCGCAACGCTCTTCGAGCTTCGCCCGAACGCCGCAAGTCGCGCCTCGACTGCAATCGCGGACGCGCTGGCGGAGCGCGTGCGCCAGCTCGCGAAGTGGGGCGACCAGTCGCACCCGTGCGTGCCGTGGGAGATCGAGCCCGCGCGTGCGTGGGACGAGCGCATGGTCGCCGAACGGATGGAGGTCGCCGCGAAAGCCGACTGCGAACGCGAGTTCAAGGCCGGGCGCGGGACTTGGTGGCATATCGCCAACGAAGAACTCGCCGAAGTGCTCGCGGCTCCGCCCGAGAAGCGCCGGCAGGAACTCGTCCAGCTCACCGCGGTCTGCCTCGCGTGGCTGGAGGACATGGACAACAAGGCAGGGACTCGTTCGGAGGACTCGTCATCGTGACTCGCCGAACCGCTCTCATCTTCGCCGTGCTCGTCACCGCCTGCCTCGCGGCGATCACGGTCAACCTGTACGACCTGCGCCAGAAGGTGCAGCCGAAGCCGCCGGTCAGCGCGCACTCGACCGCCGAGCTGAAGCAAGCGTGGCCCGAGGGCTACGAGATGTTCAAGCTCGGCGGTCTGACCTCCGAGGAGTTCGTCGCCGAAGCGTGGCGTCGAGCCCAGGCGGAGAAGCCGTGACCCGCTCGAAGTGGGCTCCGTTCAAGCGCCTCATCGACTGGGAAGGCCAGAAGGTGCGCGCTCGCCGCGACATCACCAACAACGGCGGCGCGACCATCAAGGCCGGCGAGGAGTGCGTCGTGGAGTACGCAACGGTCGGCAAGCTCCACCTCAAGGGCGAGAACGCCTACATCCGCATGGTGAGCGTGAGCGACGTGGAGGCGATCAATCCGCCCGAGCCCGAAGCGCCGATCGAACTGTTCCGCGCCGCGTGGCAGGACGGACTCGGCATCGGCAGCCTGAAGGTGGCCATCTGGTCGGCCAAGTTCAAGCGCGGAGCGAAGAGCTGGCGCTTGGTCGGCGATCGAGTCGGTGGCCCGTGGGGCTACAAAGCGAACTTCGACAGCGCGGAGCCGCCGGGCTTCGAGACTCCTGGCGAAGCCGTGCGCGCTCTCCTCGACAACACGCGCGGCCGAATCGAAGAGCTGGAGAAGACCATCGAGTTCCAGCGTCGCCGCCTCAAGTCCGTCGAGGACTACCTGAAAGGACTCAACTCGTGAACTCGAACAGACCCTCCATGCTTCGCCTGATCGGCTTCGTGTCGCTCGGGTGCATCCTCCTCCCTTCGTACGTGCTGACGCTGCTGCTCGCCTTGCCCTACAGCGTCGTCGCGAAGGTCACGAACTGGTACGTGGCGCAAGGCGTGGCTCAGTTCGGCCGCAAGCCGAGGAGTGATCGCGATGGAAGGTGAAGCCTGTCCGTTGTGTGGCGTGAACAAGACCGAGCTGTGGAACAAGGTGCAGCAACAAGTCTTCGATGGGAGCACCTTCTACGGAAAGCCGTTGAAGTTCTGGCTCGATCTCCGGCGCGTGCTGGCCGAACATCAGATCGAGACGCCCGAAGAACTGGGGCGACGGCTGGCGTTGAGGAGCCCGAACCCGTTGGAGCGGCTGTGATGGAGTTCGCACTGAAGCTGCCGGAGTGCCCGGTGTGTGGTGCTCGCTGCATCATCTTCGAGCACACCTCTCCTGGACCAAACACGGAGCAGAGGCTCGTGTTCGCCTGCGGTGCGGCCTACATGAGCGAGGCTCGCAGGGACTTCAAGGACAGCTACAAGAACTACGGTCCGTGGTCGAGCTGGAAGTGCAACGTCCAGTGCACCAAGGCGACCGAGGTGGCGCTCGATCTCCTTCGGAAGCAGTCGGCCGGCTAGACCCGGATGGTTTTTTGCCCTGGGATTTTTTCTGAGAATCCCAGGACTTGCTTTCCCCCTCCCACTGAGGTAGCGTTAGGTCATGCACAAGATCGACGAGGACCCCCTCCGGGTCCCGAAGCCCCCGCCTCTTCCTGAGTCTGCCGAAGGCAACGCCTGCCTCGGCATCGTGATCGGGCTGATCTTCTGCACCGTCTTCTACGGCACGTTGATCCTCGTCATCCGATCCTGCTGATGCCCACAGGTCCCGACAAACTCCCTCGCCTCGCAGTCGCGCCGACCAAGTTCGTCAAGGGCATCTCGCGCCTGACGGACCCCGCCGACGCGATGCAGGTCATGCCGCTGCGCGACGCGCTGGCGACGGAGTTCGGCACCGATGCGCACTTCGTCAGCTACTCGTGCTTCGAGGCCGGCGTCGAGAGCCCCGCGTGGCCCCGCCTCAACAAGGTCGTGCTCGACGCGATCGAAGCCGCCAACGGGCGCGTCTACTCGACGATGCTCGTGATCGACTACGACACCAAGGACAACCTCGACGCCTCGACGTACGCGGCCAAGAAGGACACCGAGGGCAAGGTCGCGTGGGATGACGAGCTGATCGAACAGTTCTGGGCAAAGCTCGACGCCGCGGTCGAGTCCGGCCTGCCGATGCCGAACGTCATCTACACGACGAAGAACGGCGCGCGGTTCATCTACGTGCTGAGCGAGCCGGTGCTCGTGCGCGAGGTCGAGGACTATCACCGCGGTCTCGTGCACCTCTTCGGGACCAAGGGCCTCGTCGCCGACGAGAAGTGCAGCGACTGGACGCGCTTCTTCCGAATGCCGCGCGTGATGCGCGACGGTGCGCCGAGCTGGACCTCGCCCTACTTCCGACTGCTGGAGCAGTGGGACACGTTCATCGACATCAACGACGTGCCCAAGGTCGAGAAGCCGCAGGGTGCCGACACGTACGCACCGCTGAAGTCGATCGACCGCCCGCGCCCGAGCCAGGAAGAAGCGAAGGCGATGCTCGAAGTGCGCGGCATGGGCACGATGAAGCCGCGCTCGACGGCGCTCTTCAAGGAAGCCAAGCGCCGGCTGCAAGGGCGCAACTGCTTCGGTTGCCTCTTCGACATGCAGCCGATCGCACGCGAAGGCGAGCGCGACGCGAAGCTCACGAGCTACGTCGGCGAGGCGGTCGCGATCCTCTACTTCATGGACGGCTCGACGCCCGAGCTGATCTACTCGCTCTTCCTGCCGGCCGTCGAGGAGCTGAAGCCCGACGCCGGCACGCCGAACTGGCTGGACAAGCTCTGGTATCTGGTCTGCTACTCGTGGGCGCGCGAGGTCGCCAAGGACGAGGCGCGCGAGACGAAGCAGAAGGTCACGGCCATCAAGACCGAGGACCAGCTCACCGCGATGCTCAACTCGATGCGGCGCTGGTGCAAGGCCCCCGAGCTGGACGCCGACGATGCGCACGCCGTCGCGTGGATGCTGATGCACTGCATCTGCATGACGCGCGCGAAGAAATACCACGTCCTGCGTCCATCCGGGTTCTTCTCGCGCCACGGCGTCCCGCGCGAGCACTTGGTCACGGAGATCCGCGAGAGCGGGCTCGCGCAGTTCATCGAGCTGGAGAAGGACATCGGCGGAGAGCGCGTCGCGCTGTCGCCCGCCGAACTCCTCGCGCGCCACGGGACGCAGGTGCACGAGGTCTTTGGTGCCGCGAACCACGCTGGCTCGATCGTCAAGAACATCGGCACCGCGGACGCGGCGCTAGTCGTCGCGCTCTACAACCTCCGGCGCGACTTCGAGCCGACCTTCAACGATCAGGTGGACATCTGGTTGAGGAAGCTCGTCGGCGACGACAAGATTCAAGTTCTGCGAGACTGGATCGGTTTCGCACTCGACTTCGAGGGAGGCCCCATCTGCGCACTGTCGCTGTCTGGTCCGCCGTCGTGTGGTAAGAAGATGCTAGTCCGTGGCCTTGCCGAGTGTATCAACACCGGCATGGTCGCGTCCGGCCTCGATCTTGTGCAACGCTTCACGCCGTCGCTGATGAAGACTCCGTTCCTGTGCGTCGATGAGGGTCTTCCCTCGAAGGTTCCCGGTGGCATCGACATCGCGGACCAGTTCCGGCGGGTCGTGTCGGGCGAGAGCATCACGCTCGACGTGAAGTTCGGCGACCCGGTGACGATCTTCAACCCGCTGCGCGTCATCTTCACGGCGAACAACCTGGAGACCGTGCGCGCCATCACCTCGCACCGCGACCTCACGCCCGAGGACCAAGCCGCGCTCTCGCAGCGCATCCTGCACCTCGACGTGAAGCAGCAGGCGGCCGACTGGCTCGCGGCCAACGGCGGGCTGCGCATGACGAAGGGCTGGATTCAAGGCGACTCGGGCGAGCAGAGCGAGTACGTCGTGGCCAAGCACTTCCTCTGGCTGCACCAGCAGCGTCCGAAGCAGCCGCTCGGCACGCGCCTCCTGGTCGAGGGCAACCTGGAGAGCGAGATCATGCGCGACATGCGCACGCAGTCCGGCGTCGCGCCGCTCGTGATCCGCACCCTGATCTACATGATCGAGGCGGCCTCGAAGGACAACATGCGCGGGCTCTCGGTCGAGGATGGCCGGGTGTACGTCACCGCGAGCGGCGTCGTCGAGGTCTACCGCTCCGACATCGCGAACCGTCGCGACCTCAACGCTTCGCAGGTGCTCAACGTGCTGCGCAGCGTGGTCATGCCCGGCGCGAGCAAGAACCCCACCGTCCACGTCAACGCCAAGGGTGAGCGCACGAAGGCGCGCTGGCACCACCTCGACCTCTGCATCCTTCTCGAAGAGGCGTACACCAACGGCTATCCGTCGAAGACCTTGGAGAAGCTGCTGCGCGAGCAGTACGGTTCTGAGGCCGACGCCATCATCGAAGGGCTCAGCAAGTGAAGTCGCTCAAGCCCTTCTTCACCTACTTCGGCGGCAAGTGGCGCATCGCGCAACACTACCCGGCCCCACGGCACGACATCATAGTCGAACCATTCGCCGGATCAGCCGGTTACTCGCTTAGGTATCCCGATCGAGCCGTGATGCTGTGCGACAAGTTCGCTGACGTGGTGGACACTTGGAAGTACCTGATCTCCGTGAGCGAAGAGGAAATCCGAGGACTACCAGACCTAAGACCCGAGCAGAGCCTTGACGACTTTGACTTGTCGCGCGAGCAACGTCTGCTCATAGGCTGGTGGTTGAACAAGGGCACCGCATCGCCGTGCAAGTCCCCCTCTAAGTGGATGCGTGACCTCCACGGCAAGCCCGCTGCATCGCAGTTCTGGGGGTATAAGGTGCGGGAGCGCATCGCATCACAGCTGCCCGCTATTCGCCATTGGTCGGTGTATCTCTGCGACTATTCGCAGATCGAGGACACGACCGCAACGTGGTTCATTGACCCTCCGTACCAGGGTGCCGGCAAAGACTACAAGTGCTCGGCGCGCGCGATCGACTTCGACAACCTCGGCGAGTGGTGCCGAATGCGCGACGGCCAAGTGATAGTCTGTGAGAACGAAGGCGCTGCGTGGTTGCCGTTCAAGACATTTCGCAACGTCAAAGCAACCCACGGCGCAGCCCGCTCCGGCAGATCCGCTGAAGTGATCTGGTATAAGGAGACGGAAGCATGAACATCAACTGGAAAGACTGGGACCTCGTGATCTCGGCCTCGCAGATCGAGACCTGGGACGATTGCCGGCGCAAGTGGTGGCTCTCGAAGTGCCACAAGATGCCGGAGCTGGACAAGGGCTTCCAGATTTACGGCAACGTGATCCACGGCGTCGCCGACCGCTTCTTCGGCGCTGACGATCTCGGCTACGATCGCGCGACCGGCAAGCCCGTCGAGCTGTATCCGCCGGGCTGGGAGATCAGCTACGATCGCGTGGACAAGAAGAAGGTGCTCGGCACCGTCACGCCGCAGGAGCAGGCGCAGATCAAGTTCCTCGTGCGCAAGGCGATTGAGGAAGGCATCTGGGTGCGCACGCCGGGTCGCGAGCCCGAGGCGAGCTTTTTCCGCAAGGTCGCGGACCGCATCGCCATCATCGGCTACATCGACTTGATGCTGCCCGACGAGGTGCACGACCACAAGAGCACCAAGAACATGCGCTACGCTAAGAGCGCGGCGGACTTGGTGACGAACACGCAGCTCCTGATCTATGCCGCGGAGTGCTTCGAGCGCGCCGACGAGCAGGGACGGAAGCTCGACAAGGTGACGGTTCGCCACAACACGTTCTCGAAGGACCCGAACGATCCCGTCGTGCGCGCCGTGAGCAACACGGTCACGCGCGAGCAGGTTGTGAAGTTCTGGACCGGCGTGGTCGAACGCGCCAAGGAGATGCGCAAGCTCAAGCGCGCCGGCATCGCTGCCGAAAGCTGGAGTGGCGTCCAAGGTCCGAAGACCAAGGACACCTGTGAAGCCTACGGTGGATGCGCCTTCCGCACGATCTGCGGCAAGGTCGAGACGCCGCAGAAGTACCGTGCTCGAATCGAGCTGGCGCAGAAGGCGCAGCAAGAGGGAGCCTCAACACTCACGACAGGACAAAACGACATGGGTATCTTCGATTCGATGAAGTCGAGTGGAGGCAGCACGGCGACGAAGCCGGCCGCCACCACCGCCGCCCCTGCGCCGGCCGCGCAGACCAAGCCTGCGCCCGCCGAGTCCACCGCTCCCTCGAAGGAGCAGATGGCCGACAGCGTGCTCCATCCCGATCAGGTCGCGGCCCCGTGGGCGCGCTCGACCGAGAAGAGCTGCCGCGGGCTCGGCCTCACCCGCCAGGGCAAGCCGTGCCGCGTCTGCGACACGCTCAACAAGAAGGACGGCAAGCCGACCAGCGACGGCTGGACGCTCGGCACCGACGACGCCGGCCGCATCACCTGGACGCCCAAGGGCGAGGGTGCCTCGGGCTCGACGCCGGCCGCCCAGGAGCCCCGCGTCGTGGACAAGACCACGGCCAAGGATGCGCCGGCCGTGGCCCAGCAGCCCGCCCCGGCCGCCCAGGCGGCCCCTGCTGCGCCTCCTGCGGCCCAGGGCGGCGGTGCCCTCGGCAAGCGCGGCCGACGCAAGGCAGGCCCGGCGGCGACGCCTGCGGCCCCCTCCGAGCCCGCGCCGGCCGCGCAGGCCCCGGAAGCGACCCCGGAAGTCGCCCCGGAAGTGGAAGATCAGGGTGAAGACGTGGAGCCGACCGAGGCCAATGGCGAAGCCCGGCGCGGTCGCAAGCCCCAAGGCTTCACCCTCCTCATCGGCGCGCTCCCCGAGCGCGCGAAGACGACGGGCGTGATCGGACTCGACCAGGAGTTCGAGCGCTACGGCACCGAGCTGGCGAAGGAGATGGGAGCCGACTCCTACTTCGCCCTCGACGCCTACAAGCGTCGCGACTGGATGGCGATGCGCGCCCGCCAGATCGCGGAGACGTTCGGCTCGAAGATCGTCACGGCGGTCGGCACGAGCCCGGACTTCCTGGAGTTCCTGACGGCGATCAAGCCGTTCGCGAGCTACGTCTACGTCGGAGTCGCGCGATGAGCCGTCCCGCAACTCTGCCGGAGAAGATGTCGCGCGAGGAGCTGCTGGCCTACGTGCAGATCCTCGAACAGCAGTGCCGCCACGACGGCGCGAAGATCGAGCTGTTGAACGCCACGGTCCGCAAGCTGGAGTCCGACGCGGTGCTGACGATCGCCGCGCTCGTGCACCAGTTGGGCGACGAGGCGGTCATCATGCCGAGCATCGTGGACGAACTGCGCAACTACCAGATCGGGCGCACCACGCGGCACGAGGACAACGCCACGATCATTCGCATCGCCAAGAAGCCCGAGCCGACTCCGCCGACCGAGCCGGCCCAACCCGAGACGTTCGCCTCGGACGGTCTGTGACCCTCGGCGACCGACTTGCGGCCCGCACGCGCTTGCGTGCGTTGCACCAGACACAGGCGGCTCAAGCCCAAGAGTCGCCTGTGTCTGACCGCATTGACGGTCGGCTCGGAGCGAAGATGGATCGCGCGCGTCGGCGCAACCCGAACCCCGACGTGCAGGAGATCGTGCGCATCTGCGACCTGCCGGTCATGCCGACCGAGCTGTCGAAGGAGGAGGTCGAGCGCATCTCGCGCGCCAACATCCTCGCGCCGGCCTTCGCCAAGGGCGCGCGCTTGCTCGAACCGCAGGCCCGAGCCATCACCGCCTACGATCTCGTCGGCGGTGGCTTCTTCCCGATCGGCGTCGGCTGGGGCAAGACCGGGATCTCGCTGATGATCGCCGAGCGCGGATGGCGCAAGGGCATCGAGACCATCGTGCTCCAGGTCCCGCCGAGCGTCACGTCGCAGCTCGTCACGCACGACATCGCATGGTGGCGCGCTCGCGTCCCGCTGTCGGTCCCCTTCCACGACCTCTCGGGCCGGACCAAAGCGCAGCGCCTGAAGATGGCGCGCTCCGGCCGCAAGGGCTGCTACATCATCCCGTACTCGATGCTCTCGACGGAGGATTCCGTCGAGGTCATCCGCACGATCAATCCCAAGCTGGTGATCTGCGACGAGGGCCACAACCTCAAGAACTTCAGCGCTGCGCGCACGCGCCGCCTGATGAAGTTCGTCGAGGACACGGAGCCCGAGTTCGTCGTCGCCAGCGGTACGATCACCGACAAGGGCGTCGAGGACTACCACCACTTGATCGTCGCTGCGCTCGGCGACAACTGCCCGCTGCCGCTCTCGAACATGATGGCGATGCAGTGGGGCGTCGTGCTCAACTCGGGCGCAGCCCCGAGCGAGAACCAAGCCGGCACGCTGATGCCGCTGATCGAGTGGGCCAAGGAGCACTTCCCGAAGGAAGACCTGCCACCGATCGTGTCGGGCTTCCGGCGCGCGTACCGCCTGCGCCTCACGTCAGCGCCGGGCGTCGTCTCGACCGGCGACCAGGAGATCGGCGTCTCGCTCACGATCGCGAACCGCGTGATCGAGAAGCCCGAGCGCTGGGCCGGCTACGACGAGCTGATGGGCTTGATCGGCCTCATCGAGGACGAGTACGTCACGCCGAACGGCGACGAGATCCAGCACGCGATCCACACGCACAAGTGGCTGAGCGAGCTGAGCTGCGGGTTCTACAACGAACTGAAGTGGCCCGAGCCCCCCGTGCTCGCCGCGCGCCGGAACATCTCCTACGAGGATGCGTACGCGCTGATCGAGCACTCGAAGAAGCACCACAAGGCGCAGCAGGTCTACAACAAGGAGTTGCGCGAGTTCCTGCTTTACGGTCGTCCGATCGACGGCGCGGACACGCCGCAGTCGGTGGGCAACGCGATCAAGCAAGGACGCACCGCCGGGATGCCGAGCAAGATGGTGTCCCTCTGGCACGCAGCGCACGCGCTGAAGATCGACGATCTCGTGGAGCGCGACAGTTCCGCGGTGCGCATCTGCCAGTTCAAGATCGACGACGCGATCAACTGGGCCTCGGGACTGCCGCGGGGCGAAGGTGGGCTGATCTGGTACTACCACCAGGAAGTAGGCCAATGGCTTATGGAGGTCGGAAATAAGGCTGGCTTGCCGATGCTCCACTGCCCCGCCGGAGACAACGACGCGATCCGCGACGAGCGCAACAAGGACAAGATCGTCGTGGCCTCGATCATGGCGCACGGCGAAGGCAAGAACCTCCAGCACTTCCAGAACCAGTACGTGATCCAGTGGCCCCGCAGCGCGAAGGTCGCGCAGCAGTTGCTCGGGCGCTGCCACCGCACCGGCCAGCTCGCCGACGAACTGGTCGTGCAGCGGTGCGACATGCTGCCGTTCGACATCCTCAACTTCGCCGCGTGCTTGAACGATGCGGTGTACCGACAGCAGACGACAGGCGTGCGCGAGAAGGTCGTCTTCTGCAACTACGATCCCCTGCCGATGATCTTCAGCCCGGAGTTCCTGCGCGAGCAGGGCCTCCAGCCGCAACAGCTCACGGCGGAACAACGCTCGATGCTGGCCGACAAGTTCGGAGATTTTCAAGCGCAGCTTGCGAACTGACGATACACTGAAGGCACAGTAACGTGCGCTGCCACTTTGGCAGCGTAGAACTACAACCAGAACCGGAGCTAGAAGATGGGCATGTTCGATGGAGTCGAAGGCGCGAAGGCGAGCTTCGACGCGAAGTACCAAGGTGCGGGCCACTACCTCAACCGCATCGACCGCGTGAAGGCGGACAAGACGCGAGGCGGAGACGAGTTCCTGGCGGTCGAGATGACCGTCCTGCACACGTTCCCCGATGGCCAAGGCGACCCGTCGAAGTGGCACAAGCCGGGCGAAGCGGTCTCGCACTTGATGATGAAGAAGCACGACAGCTTCCTCGGCAACGTCAAGGCGATGGTCGCGAACCTGATGGGTGCGCACGAGTCGGAGGTCACGAAGGCGGACTGCGAGCGCATCTGCACGTCGGAGCAACCCTTCGCCGGCATGGTGATCGAGTTGTCCGGCCGCGACATCCTGACGAAGAAGAACCAGCCGTTCACGAAGATCAGCTACGTCCGCGAGATGCCGGCCGTCGATCTGCCCGAGCTGCTGGACGAGCGCATCATCGCGACCTACTTCCCCGGCGACACGCTCGCCGACATGATCGCCGAACAGACCGCCGAGGGCGGCTGAGCACTCCGGCCGGCGGGTACGTCGCTCATGCTCTACCTCGTCCGCTTCGGCGGCACGATACGATCGAGCGAAACGCCCCGCCGGCCTCTACCCTCCTTCACTCGCCATGACGTTCAAGCCCATGCTCGCCGGCAAGGCCCCTGCCGACCTCGCCAAGCTCCGCTTCCCGTTGCTCGCCTCGCCGAAGCTCGACGGAATCCGCTGCATCTCGCGCGGAGGCGTCGTGGTCTCGCGCAAGCTGCTGGAGATACCCAACCGCTTCGTGCAGAGGCAGCTCATGCACCTGCCGCCGGGGCTCGACGGTGAGTTGATGCTCGCGCTGCCGGGCAACTTCAACGAAGTGCAGTCGGCCGTGATGTCGGTCGAGGGCCAGCCCAACTTCACCTTCTGCATCTTCGATCGCTTCGAGGCCGGCAAGTACGTGGACCGCTTTCACTCCCTCGCGCCGGAGACCGTGACGAAGTGGTGGGGCGAGCGCGTCGAGAAGGTGCCGCACCAGTTCGTGAGCAGCCCCGAGGAGCTGTTGGAGATCGAGCGCCAGTACCTCGCCATCGGCTTCGAGGGCGTGATGCTCCGCTGCCCGAACGGCCCGTACAAGTGCGGGCGCTCGACGGAGCGCGAAGGCTACCTCCTGAAGCTCAAGCGCTTCGAGGACGAGGAAGCCACCGTCGTCGGCGTCGTCGAGAGGATGCACAACGAGAACGAGGCCACGACGAACGAGCTGGGCCTCACGAAGCGCTCGTCGGCCAAGGCCGGCAAGCGGCCCGCGGGCGACCTCGGCGCGCTTGCGTGCGTCACCGACGACGGCGCTGAGTTCGAGCTGGGTTCTGGCTTCACCGAGCAGCAGCGCAAGGATCTCTGGGCGCACGGCAACCTCGAAGGCGCTCGCGTGAAGTTCAAGCACCAGCCCGATCCCGGTGGTCGGCAACCGGGCCAAGCTCCGCGCTTCCCTGTCTTCCTCGGCTTCCGCTCGGAGATCGACTGATGAGCACCGAGACGATCACGGAGCCGAAGCTCGGCGACGCACCGCCCTGCTGGCCGCCCGTCGCGCATATCCGCGACAAGCGCCGCGGTGAGCTGAAGGAAGGCGCGCTGGCGCTGTGCGGCGCGAATCTGATGGGCCTCGATCTGGAAGGTACGCCCGTTCACGATGTCTGCGACAAGTGCGTCGAGATCGCACGCAAGGAGCTGGGACTATGAGAGTGCTCGCCTTCGACACTGAGACGTACCCGATTCGGCCCGGTGCCATCGCTCCGAAGCTCGTCTGCGCGAGCTTCGCGATGCGGGTCAACGGCGAGCCGCAGTCCGTGCTCATCGGCAACGGTGACGCCGAGCTGCGCGATCGGATCTGGTGGATGCTCAGCGAGCCCGACCTCATCATCGTCGGGCAGAACATCGCGTTCGACCTCGGCGTGATCTGCGCCGCCTACCCGGAGTTCGAGCCCCGCATCTGGGCCAAGCTCGAAGCCGGCGAGATCACCGACACCGCGATCCGCGAGAAGCTGCTCAACCTCTCGACGCACGGCAACCTGGAGACGGTGCAGGGCGCGAAGATCAGCTACTCGCTGGCCTCGCACGTCCTCAAGTACCTCGGCCGCGACATCTCGACCGACAAGGAAGGCGAGGATACGTGGCGGCTCAACTACTACCAGCTCGACGGTAAGAAGGTGTCCGAGTACCCGGACGAAGCCGTGGAGTACGCGAAGCACGATGCGCTCTACACGTTGCTCGTGCACGAACAGCAGCAGCTCCTCGTGCGCAGCGAGCGCGGCCCCGCGTCGCTCAGCACCGAGTTCTTCCACACGGCTGCCGCCTTCGCACTGTTCTGCATGACGATGGCCGGCATGGCGGTGGACAAGGCCAAGCTCGCCGAGATCGAAGCGATGCTGGCGCGCGAGCTGGCCGAGGACAAGCTCGACCTGCTCATCGCCGAGGGCATCATGCGCCCGAGCGAGCCGTCGCAGGTCTTCGTCCGCCAGCGCCGCAAGGCGTGCGAGATCATCAACTGCTCCGACGACGAACTCGACGCAGCGTGCGAGGACCCAGACATCCGCACCGCACTGATCGAGAGCGGCATCAAGTTCAAGGAGGCCGTGCCCACCTCGATCTGCAAGGAAAAGTTGCAGGCAAAAGTGCAGGCAGTGTGCGACGCCTACGACATCCCGGTGAAGATGACTGACGGCGGGAAGAGCGGCAACAAGCAGATTAGCACCGACTCCGAGGTCATCGGCAACGTCGCCGACTGGGACCCGGCTCTCGCTCAGTACCAGCACCGGCAGTCGTTGCAGAAGCTGGTCACGACCGAAGTTCCCCGCATGAAGTGGGACGGCCAGACCGCGGACTTCGTGCACTTCCAGTTCGACGTGCTGAAGGAGACGGGCCGCACGTCGAGCTACGCCGGCACGCTCTTCCCGAGCGCCAACGGCCAGCAGATGCACCCGATGATCCGCCCCGCCTACAAGGCGCGCGACGGGCACGCGCTCTGCTCGTCGGACTACAGCACCCTCGAACTGGTCACGACCGCGCAGCAGACCTACTCGATGTTCGGCTGGTCGAGGATGCGCGACCTCATCAACGAGGGCGTGGACCTTCACGGCTACCTGGGCGGTCAGCTCGCGCTGAAGCTCGACTCCGACTTCCGCGACCTGTGCCTCGCGAACAACATCGCGAGCGATCCGATGGCGGTCTACAAGGCGTTCGCCGCGTGCAAGAAGCACGAGAGCGAGCAGGTGCGTGAGTTCTACGGCCACTGGCGCAAGTTCGCGAAGCCGGTCGGGCTCGGCTTCCCCGGCGGCCTCGGCGCGGAGACGTTCATCGAGTTCGCGAAGAAGAACTACGGCGTGGACATCGTGAAGATCGCCGGCTCGCACGAGGCGGCGGTGCTGCTGGCCAAGGAGCTGAAGGCCATCTGGCTCGACACGTTCCCCGAGATGCAGCTCTACTTCGCCTGGGTCTCGAAGGAGACCTTCGATCCCGAGAACCCCGTCATCGGGTACTGGGACGAGCCGACGAACCTGGAGCCGATCCCTGGTCAGTGCTACACGTCGCCGATGGGCATGTACCGCGCCGGCACGACGTACTGCGGCGTGGCGAACGGCTACGCGATGCAGACGCCGGCTGCCGAGGGAGCGAAGGCTGCGGTGTTCATGGTCGTGCGCGCGTGCCGCGATGCGTCGCTGGGCTCCGTGCTGTACGGCTCGGTGCCGGTGGACTTCGTGCACGACGAACTCATCATCGACGTGCCGCTCGACGACAAGACGCACGAGCGCTGCATGGAGATCGGCCGCCTCATGGTCGAGGCCATGAAACTGATCTGCCCGGATGTGAACATCAAGGCCCAGCCCTGCCTCATGCTGCGCTGGGACAAGCGGGCCGAGCCCGTCTTCGACGCGAACAAGCGGCTGACCATCTGGCAGCCGCCGGCCGAGACCAAGGAGGCCGCCTAGAAATCTCGCAACCTCTTCCCAGACCCGCCTCGACCTGCTACACTTGGGCAGTCAACGAGACGGGCGCGGAGCGGCCGACACAACCAACGGGCACTGCCCAGCGGCGATCAGCTCCAAGCCCAGTCTCGGCGACTCCTTCTCAGTGGGGACGAGAACACCCGGCGGTTGCAGGCTGACGGGTGTGAGTGAGAGGCGAGAGCCCGAAAGGGCTCGGGAGGGGCTGGGCGAAGGCGAGCGCTCGGCCCCTCTTTCTTTTCACCAGCACGAAATATCTCAGGAGCACGAAACATGACCAGCAGCGACGACCAGCGACGCACCATCAAGGACTCGAACCCCAAGGACGCCATCGGCTCGAAGAAGGCCCCGCTCTCGACGCTCTCGATGCCGGTCTGCTTCGAGGTCGCGGCCGGGATGCTGGAAGGCGGCTGCAAGTACGGCCGGCACAACTACCGCGTCATCGGCGTACGCTCGTCGGTCTACTACGACGCGACGATGCGCCATCTCGCCGCGTGGTGGGAGGGTCAGGACATCGACCCCGACTCCGGCATCCACCACGTCTCGAAAGCCATCGCCTCGCTCTTCGTCCTGCGCGACGCGATGATCCACGGCAAGGTCTACGACGACCGGCCGCCGCGTGCACCCGAGGATTGGCTGAAGCAAGTGCAGTCCACCGTGGACGACGTGCTGAAGCGATACCCGGAACCGAAGCCTCCGTACATCCAGGAGAACAAGTGAAGCTCTATCTCGCCGGCCCCATGCGGGGCTACACCAAGCACAACTTCCCCGCCTTCGATGCCGCTGCGGCGCACCTGCGCTCGTTCGGCCACGAGGTCTTCAACCCCGCCGACCACGATCGCGAGATCGGCTTCTCCGAGGACACCGTGGAGGTGCCGCCGGAGACGCTGAGCGCGATGATGCGCTGGGACCTCGCGCGAGTCATGGAGGTCGATGCCGTGGCCTTCCTCCCCGGTTGGGAGAAGTCCCGCGGCGCGTGCGCCGAGCGCACGGTGGCGCACTACCTCGGGCTCCCGTGCTACGACGTGGTGTACCGCGCCGGTCCGATCGTGCCGACGATCGAGCTGGTGCCGCAGCCCGAGTTCGCGGAGCCCGTCATCACCTGGACGCCGAAGGAGGCGTGACGTGTGGCAGGACTACGTGTTCGCGATCGGGACGCTGCTGCTGAGCATCGGGCTCTTCCGTAGCGGCTTCGATCGCGCGACGCGGGTGTCGCGCTGGACGAGCGTGAGTTCCATGCTCGTCCTCTACGCCTTCGCCTACGCGCAGTGGTCGCTCGACCTGCGCGTGACGTGCGTGCTCACGCTGATCCAGGCGAAGGCGTGGTTCCTGATCGCCCTCATCCGAGGACCGAAGCAGTGAAGCGCGCGCTCGCCATTGACCCCGACCTGCACCACGCTGGCGTCGCGCTCGTCGAGGAGAACGCGCTCGGCCACAAGCTCATCGCGGTCCGCTGCGCCACGATCGCCTCGCACTTCCGCGGTGGCGACGCCGTGGTGCAGATGGCCGGCGCGCTGGCCGTCAGCATCGCCGAGCTGATCTCCGAGTACGGCGAGCCCGACGTGTGCGCCGTCGAGGGGCAGGAGAGCTACCTCGGCTCGAAGGTCAAGCCCCAGGACTTGATCCACCTCGGGCAGTCGGCGGGCTCCGCCGTGGGCGTCCTGCGCGGGCTCCTGTACCGCGTCAGGATCGAGCTGCCCCGCCCGGTGACGTGGAAGGGCTCGGTGCCCAAGGACATCCACCAGAAGCGCATCCTGCGCTGCCTGAGCATCCCCTTCGAGCCGGGCTCGAAGCCGACCAAGATCCTCAAGCTGCCGGAGGGGATCGGCTTCGAGGGCATCCGCAAGTCCCACCTGATCCACGTCATCGACGCCGCAGGGCTTGCAACCTGGGCGTGCGGGCAGTAGGATTCACGACGTTCAACCTGAAGGCCGCGCCGACAGCGCCCGTGGACACGGGGGAAGTCCCGCGACTGCGCGCAGCCCGAGCTACGGGAGCCGACAGGAAGAGCCAAAGGCGTAGCTCGCCCGAGGCACCTACCGCACGCGGATGTCGATGCGGTCCTTCTCGGACGGCACCGCGGCGAGCAGCATCTCGCCGAGCATGTTGGCCGCGACCGGCCCGATCTCGCCCGAGAGCGAGGACATGCCGCGGGTGAAGAACGGGTGTCCCTCGGCGGGGCCGACGCTCTTCGTGACGATGAGCTGGTCGCGGTTCAACGCCTCGTAGAACTGCTCGCGCGTGAGGCGCACGATGTCGGCCGCGCGCACCGGGTAGCCGCGCTGGATGCGCGGGTCCTCGCTCGGGTCCTTGAAGTAGACGAGCCACTTGCCGGGCTTCGCGCGGATCGGACCGCGACCGTCGTGGTAGTAGATCGCCCAGTAGTGGGGCACGCCGACCACGACCTGATCGGCCGCCGGCCGCAGCTCGATGAAGAGCGAGTCCTTCAGCGTCTCGCTCTGGATCTGCGAGCGCGCGATGCGCACGGCGATGCGGCCGATCTGCTCGAACAGCCGCTGCTTGAAGACCGCGTTGAGATCAGTCGGCACGGGCTTCCTCGATGCGGGCCAGGGCCTCGCCGAGGACCATGCCCAGCACGTTCTCCGCGCCGAACTTCTCCAGGGTCTTCTTCAGGCCGGCGCGCAGGTCGCGCCCCTCGGCGCGCGCCTCGGGCACGGTCTGGCGCATCCGGCTCACCGTGTCCATCGTGCCGAGGTCGATCTCGTCGAGGACGCGCTTCAGCTCGAAGCTCTTGCGGTCGAGCCCGAGCCCGCCGTTGAACTTCGGGTTGCCCAGCGTGACGCCGAGCGTGGTCTCGAAGGTCTGCTGCATCGGGCCGATGGTGAGCGCCTGGAACGCCTGGAGCGCGTTGGGCAGCTCGTTCGTCGCGCCGAGCTTGCCGGGGATCAGGATGCCGGCGAGCAACGGCGGAACGCCGTGGGCCGACACGATGTTGAGCGAGAGCGTTTCACTCATGTCGCGCAGCATCGTCGAGTCGCCGGTGCCTTCCATCGCCAGCTTCTCGACCTGGATCTCCAGCTCGGGATCGGTCAGGTTGAGCGCGAGCGTCTTGTGCTGGTTGCCGACGCCGATCGTCGCCTTGATCGACTGCTCGATCTTCTCCCAGTCCTTCTTGTCCACCTTGCCGCCCTTGATGAACAAGATGAACTCGGGCACGCCGCGGTTGATGAAGAAGTCGAACGAGAACTGGTGCAGCGCCTGCATCAGCTCGATGCTCGCCGTCGCCGCGAGCCACCGCGGGTAGCCGTACCAGCGGCTCATGTTCGTGCTCTGGCGGAAGTGGATGACCTCGCTCACCGTCTCCGGCTTCAGGTCCTTCATGCGCGCGATCAGCGCGTCGCGCTCACCGAAGCGCGCGAACACGCGACCGCCGATGATGTTGCCACCAGTCTCGCTCTTCGAGCGGATGCGGTAGTGGCGGTTGTACGTCGCGTCCTCGATGTAGATGTCCACGTCCACCGCGGGCAGGTGGTGGAGGCCGGTGATCTTGCCGCCCTGGTCGCGCACGACTTCGAGGTAGCCGTTGCCCGTGTCGATGTAGTCCTCGGCCGCGTCACCGAGCGAGTCCTGCCAACTGATCTCGCACAGCGGATCGAGCGTATCGGCGACCTTCTCGTTCTCGAAGCCGAGGCCGACGAGCGACTGCTTGGTCGCCTGCACGCACGTCGAGTGCTGCACGTTGTTGATCTTGAAGAGGCGCGCGGCGTTGAAGTCGAACGGGTGCGGCTTGCGGCCGGCGGAGACACCCTGGTTCGACGGGCCGACGACATCGGTGTCGGCCTTCAGCAGGTCTTCCAGCATCCCGACCTTGGTGCGCCGGTTGGGGTAGAGGAGGTGGCCTTCGCGGGTCGCGAAGCAGACGGAGACGCCGCCCTTGTCCGAGTCGGAGGCGTGGGTCGAGACGACGATCGGGCTGGTGTCCTGCATGTTTTCCTGGCCGTTTTGGTTGCCGACAGCGAATGCGGTGGTAGTCTTGCTCGGGAAAGTGTAGCGCCTCTTGCGCTCCACCGCCAGAGGGCGGTAGGATTCCGGGTATGCGACGCATCAAGAGCGCCCGGATCAAGTTCATCTCCCTGGTCCCCCGCGGCGCGAACCAGCTCCCCGTCCTCTACAAGTCCGAGGACCAGACCGCGCAGTTCGATTGCATCGTCAAGGACGATCGCTTCGCGGACCACGGCGAGCTGACGGCGATCGTGTACGTGCCCGAGCGCGCTGACTCGCAAGGCGATGTCGCGAGCGCCGAGGTCATCAAGGCGATGGCGCACGACTACGTGCGCGAGATGGGCGCGGTGGACGTGCGGCACAACACGCAAGCACTCCCGCGCGAGAAGGTCACGGTCGTCGAGAGCTTCATCATCCAGAAGGGTGACGTTCGCTTCTCCGACCTCAAGGACTACAGTGGTCGTCCCGTCGATGCGACGGGCGGCTGGGGCGTGGTCATCAAAGTCGATGACCAGGAACTCCGACGCCTCTACCGCGAAGGCCACTGGAACGGAGTCAGCATGTTCGGTCCCGCGATCGTAGAACCGATCAGCAAGTCCGCGGAACCGATCGCCGACGCTTTGGCGAAGCGCCTTGCGGCCGGACGCAACAACAACAACCAGGAAGACGACATGGACATCAAGGAACTGAAGGAAGCGCTCGAAGCCAGCAACACCTCGCTGGTCAAGACGCTGACCGACTCCATCGTCACGGGTCTGGCCAAGGCTCTCAAGCCCGAAGCGCCCGCGGACGACAAGCCGAACGCGAACGTCGTGAAGTTCGAGGGCGATCCCTCGAACCTCGAAGACGTGCGCGCTCACAAGCGCAAGGTGCGCGCGTCCCTCGTGAAGTGGGACGATCCGAAGAGCGTGGCGGCCTACGAGGCCGAACTCGCGAAGGAAGCCGGCGAGGCCGACAAGGGCAAGTCGCCCGAAGTCCTCGCGGCCGAGGCCGCGCTGGCGAAGGCGCAAGCCGAGCTGACGCGCATCCAGAAGGGCTCGAACCAGAGCCCGGCGGACGGCAGCGGCAAGCCCGACGCGGCGAGCGTCATGGCCGAGCAGACCGGCCTCTCGAAGGAAGCCTGCGCGGGCTTCGCGATCGGCAGCCGCATGGCGAAGTTCGCCAACGGCGGCAAGTGATCGGCGCACGCTGATCGAACCACCAACCACTCCGTACCACTTCAACAGAAGGACCAAAGATCATGGCTCTCGAAACCAACGAGCTGTTCGCTTCCGCGAACGGCAACACCACGAAGCGCATCATCCCGCGCCGCACGCTCGTCAAGACGCTGGCGGCCATCGCGGGCGCTCCGTCGCTGGCGCAGTGCTTCCCCCTGGCCTACAACACGAGCACGAAGCTGCTCGTGCCGTGGACCAACGGCGGGGCCAACGGCACCGGCGTCATCAACTGCTTCCTGTACGTCGCGAACGTCGCGTCGGCCACGCAGGAAGTCCAAGTCGTCGTCATGTCGGAAGGCGAGATCCACTACGACGACATCGTGCTCCCCTCGGGGGAACTCCAGGCCAACCTCAAGGCGGCTCTCCAGGCTTTCGCGACGCGCAGCTCGCTGCTCGTCATCAAGGGCCTGGAGCAGGCGCAGTGATCCAGGGCTGAGGCAACTCAACCAGAACCACAACACCAGAAGGCAACATCAACATGGCTCAGACGATCGAATGCCTCTCGTGGTCCAGCCTCACCCAGGCGGTCAACGAGATCAAGTCTCCCAACCAGTTCCTCAAGCGGCTCGTGTTCACGCAGCACGAGACGCAGCCGACCGAGAGCATCGAGTTCGGGCTCTTCACGGGCGACCGTGAAGTCGCGCCGTTCGTCGAGCGCGACGGCGAGGCGATCCCGGTGTCCGGCTACGGCGAGGTCTTCCAGACCGTCTCCGCGCCGAACATCCGCATCAAGCGGCCCATCAAGCCGAGCGAGCTGCTGTTCAACCGCCGCCCCGGCACGGTCATCTTCCCCGGTGCGGGGGAGATCGTGTCGGCCGCGGAGGCGCACGTCGCCCGCGACGCCAAGCGGCTCGCGGACCTCGTGACGAACGCCGAGGAGTACCTGTGCGCGCTCGCGATCCGCGGCGTCATCAGCTACACCGCGGCGGACGAGTCGAACTTCACCATCACCATCCCGAAGCCGGCTGGCAACACCGTCACGCTGGCGACGTTCTGGGACGACCCGGCGGGCACGCCGAGCGCGGACTTCCTCACGGCCAAGAAGCTCGTCTCCGACGAGGTGGGCCTGGGGATCACGCACGTCATCCTCGGCAGCGAGGCGATGACGGCGTTCCTCCAGAACGACGAGGTGAAGGCCCTCATGGACATCAACAACGTGTCCGCGGGTGCCCTCACGCTGATGGAGCAGTTCAACCAGGACGGCGCGATCTTCCTCGGCGTCTTCTGCGGCGTGCAGGTCTGGGGCTACCCCCGCACCGTCAAGGTGAAGGGCGTCGCCACCGACCTCATCCGCGCGAAGTACGCGGAGTTCCTGTCGGTCACGCCGGCCGCCGAGAACACGCTCTACTACGGGGCCATCCCGGATCTCGACGCCTTCGAGGGCCGCAACTTCCAGGCGGAGCGCTTCTCGAAGAGCTGGACGCAGCCGGACCCGAGCGTCATGCAGATGCTCGTCCACTCGCGCCCGCTGCCGATCCCGCGTCGGCCGGGCTCGATGGTCTCGATGAAGGTCGTCTCCGGCTGATCCCAGCCTGACGACTGATGACTCGCGGGGAGCGGGTCTGCAACACGGCCCGCTCCCCTGTCCTTTCCGAACAACCTCCTATCTCACACGAAACAGCCATGAGCAACACGAACTACCGAGTGGGTCCCAAGGGCGGCGTCCAGATCGGCCTCCGCTACTTCGGCCCGAACACCGTCATCCCGGCCAGCGCCATGAACGATCGCCAGCGGGAGAACCTGCTGCGCGAGCGCGCCATCGTCATCGACGGCCAGCCCGTGCCGGCCGCCCCGACCGCGCCGACTCCTCCGCCCGTGGGCGTGAGCGAGCGCGAGTTCTGGGACAAGACGAAGACGACCGACGCCAGCGTCGGCGATCCGACGACCTCGAACGCTGCGCAGCGGGCCAAGGCCGCGCTCCAGCAGCTCGCCGTCGATCGCGAGGAAGGCCGCGTCCAGCCGCGCGAGGCGGTCACGAGCGTCGAGCTGGTGCGCGAGCAGCCGGCGGCTCCGGCCGCGCCGTCGCCGTGGACGCACGACCCGGACGGCCTCGTCGGCCAGCCGATCGACGAGCTGCGCCGGCTGATCCGCGCCGTGGACGCCACGATCGAGGTCGATCACCTCGACGAGGTGGACTGCATCGCCGTCCTGTCGGCCGACTACGTGGCTCCGGCCCCGGCCAAGAGCTGACCCACTGAGGAGCTGAGAGATGTCCAACCCGCTGTTCCTGGCCGACGTGGATGCGATGAAGCAGGAGCTGAAGCTCCGCGGCATCCCTGCGTCGGGCGACGACGCGCTCGTGGTCCTGGAGGATTGCCTCCTTCAGGCGCGGCTGGCGTTCTACCGTCGCCTCGGGGCCACGCGGGTTGGACAACTCGTTGCGTTCGCGACGAACTACACCAACCCGACGACGAACGACGAGCTGCTGCGCGCGCTGGCGAAGACCGTGGAGGTCAAGCTGACGTGGTGCGCGCTCGCGGATCGTCTGCCGCAGCTCTGGATGGACGACAGCGGCGGGGCGTGGCAGCAATACAACGAGCAGGGCACCTTCCGCAAGATCACCTTCCGCGAGCGCGAGGACCAGTGCAAGCGCTTCGCCGCGGAGATCGAGCAAGCCATGATCGTCCTCGCGGGCGACGTGGCGCTGGGCGACGAGACCGGCGTGAACGTGACGACGTTCGAGCCCGAGGCTCCGCGCCAGCAGCTCCTCGACACCATCTACCCGCCCGAAGGCGGACTGATCCTCTGATATGGCCAACCTGGGTGACGAGATCCACGCCGCGTTGCTGGCTGCCGTGAAGACGGTGGACCAGTTCCCGGTCGTGACGTACCCTAATGGCGTGCGCACCACGTCCGCGACGGAGTTCCTGTCGCCGGCAACGGTGCTCGCCAAGCCTCTGCAATCGACTTGGAGCATTCCCGAGCGCAACCGTCAGCGGGAGTTCCGCGAGCGGGCAACTTGGCTTTGGGAAGTGACCGTGGAGTTTTCGCGCGAAGTTTCTCTCGAAGAGTTCGAGGACGCGAACACGAACTCGCTGCTGCGCATTCCGCGCACGGCGACGAAGCCGCAAGTGGATCTGATCTTCGAGGAGGCGAACTACGTGCACCCGCCCGAGCAACAAGCTGGTGGTGGGACCCGTGCGAAGTTTCGCGTCCGCGCAGAGCTGACTCCACTGTGATCTTCCCATCAACCCTGACGACCTGACCGACAAGGAGAACGACAATGGCTGGACTCAACACCACCGGCCTCCCGCAGACCAGCGACTACAGCCTGGGCCGTGGGAAGCTCTACGTGGCGAAGCTGGACACCGCGACGGGCAAGCCCGACGCGAGTGGCTGGCGTGACGTGGGCAACGTGCCCGACTTCTCGGTGTCCATCGACATCGAAGAACTGCTGCACCAATCCTCGCAGGCTGGCCTGCGAGTCACCGACAAGCGCGTCGTGGTCTCGCAGACCATGAACCTGTCCATCTCGCTCGACGAGCTGAGCGGTCAGAACATGGCCCTCTTCTTCTCGGGCGACACGGCCACGGTGACGAACCCGGCGGTCGCCGGCTTCGCCGCGGTCGTGCTCACCACGAGCGTCGTGCTCGGGCGCTGGTACGACATCGTGAACGCTTCGGGTGTCCGTGCTATGGACATCGAAGCGGCCAACGTGACGGCTCGCGAAGCCGGCACGCCGACGACGCTCGTGCTGGGCACGGACTACAAGCTCGACCTGAAGATGGGCCGCATCTTCATCTTCACGACCGCGGTGAACATCGCGGCCGGCGAAGACCTCGACGTGGCCCTGGCGGCGGACGCCGGTGCGGCGGCCTCGCTCGATCAGGTCAAGGCGCTCACCAAGTCGAGCGAACAGCTCGTGCTCAAGTTCATCGCCGAGAACCCGGCGAACGACGACGAGCAGATGGAGCTGGAGTTCCACTCGGCGACGCTCTCGGCGGAAGGCGACTTCGCGCTGATCGGCGACGACTGGACGGTGATGCAGCTCAGCGGTGTGGCGCAGCAGGAGTCGGTCGCGACCGGCAGCCCGCGCACGCTGACGATCACCACGCACGCCAACGCCTGATCCCTCGGGGCGCTGTAGACTTCAGTGCAGGCCCCCGCCCGGCGGCTCGCTTGGCGGGGGCCTTCTTCCTGACCCTCAACCTCAACCAGAACTGCAACCACCATGTCCAACACGCAATCCGGCTGGCGCACGAAGACCAGCCTGTTCGAGAAGAAGTACGTCGAGCGCCAGATCGGCGAGGCGACGTGGCGCTTCTACCCCGTCAGCGTGGCTCGCCTCTTCCAACTGCGCGAGACCATCAAGACCATCTGCGGCTCGGCCTCCGCCTTGTTCGGCTCGAACAAGGACGACTGCGGCCAGCAGATCGAGAAGATCACCAGCAACGAAGGCGAGATCCAGCGCACGAACGTCGAGGCGATCCAGCCGGCGCTCGCTGAGCTGCGCGCCAAGCAGCGGCGCGAGGGCATCCGCGAGTCGATCGACTCGCTGCTCAGCGACCAGAACAAGCTCGCGATCGGGCGGCTGCTCGCCGACTCGCTGCGCGAGGAGTTCCCGCGCAACCCGTCCGACGAAGAGGTCAAGGAGTTCATCGACGGGCTCGACCTCGGCGTCATGGTCGAGATGCTGATGGGCTTCGCGGCGGCCAACGCCAAGGTGTTCGGTCCGCTGGGGGAGAAGATGCGGGGAGCGCTGCAAAGCAAGCTCGAAGAGCTGACGCGAAGCGGCGCTCAAGAGGGCGGCGCTCCGGCGGCCCCGAGCGCGCCCGCGTCGTAACCGGAGGGCCGATCGACCCCGAAAACGATCAGCACTGGCGGGATCTGGAGGACGGCGTTACCATGCTCCTGATCTTGACCGGGATGGATCTGGCGACGATCGGCGACTTGGACATCCTGACCTTCAACGCACTTCTGACGAGCGTACTCCGAGTGACCTACAGCCAACGAACCGAGGCAGCCTGGACGGCGATGATCGCCGCGCAAGGCACCCAGAAGTCCATGAAGGACTGGGTGAAGCCGTGGTCGAAGGTTGGAGGCAAGGAGCAGAAGGGCAACCTCGCCGGCTTCCTGGCACTCGTGGGCAAGGGGATCTGAAATGGCTGTCGATCGCGGCGGGCTCAACTACACGATCTCGGTCAAGGACCAGTTCTCGGCGGCGACTGCGAAGTTCGTCACCGAGATCACGAAGGCTCGTCAAGCCTTCGCTGAGTTCAAGGCCGAGTCCCAAGGGCTCGCCGCGACGAACACCCGCATCGCGGTCACGATCGACCGTGCCACGCAGGCGTCGTCGCGCAAGACCAGTCAGCTCAGCGCCGAGGCGGAGGCCGAGCGGAAGCTCACGCGCATCCTGCGCGAGCGCATCGTCGGCGAAGAGCTGCGCGAGCTGGCGCAGCGCAAGGGCGTGCAGCTCTCCGCGCAGAAGACGCGCCAGCTCACGGTCGAGCAGGAGGCCGAGCGCAAGCTGCTGGCCGCCGCTCGCGCCGCTGCTGTCGCGCGCCGAGTCGAGGAGCAGGCACTCAAGCGCGGCATCGACCTCTCGCGCCGCAAGGTGCGCCAGCTCACGGTCGAGGAAGAGGCGCAGCAGAAGGTCGCTGCCGCCCTGCGTCGTCGGCAGGTCTTGGCCAAGACCGAAGAACTCGCGTACGCCGCGGGGATCGAGCTGAGCAAGAAGAAGACGAAGCAGCTCACCGTCGAGGAAGAAGCGCTGCGCCGGGTCGAGAAGGCCGAGCGCGAGCGCGCCGTCGCTGCGCGCGTGTCGGCGATCGAGCAGCAGAAGTTCATCGGGCCGCCCGTGCCGCCCAACTTCGTGCCGCCGACGACGAAGCCTACCGCGCCGGCCGACACGCAGACGCTCAGCGGGCTGGCCAAGGCGCGGAGCCTGCTCGATCAGTTCCGCACTTCGCTCGGGCAGACGAACCAGGGCGGCAACGATCTGCTGTTCACCTTCCGCCGGCTGTTCGGCGTGCTCGCTGCGTTCCAAGCGGCGCGCGCCATCTTCACCGGCTTCATCGAGTTCATCAAGGCCGGTATCCAGTTCAACGCCACGATCGAAGACACTCGGCTTGGGATCGCGTCTGTGATCGTGGCAACGGGCGAACTCGCAACCGCGCAGGGCAAAGTCACCAACAGCGGCGAAGCGTTCTTGCTCGCGCAGCAGGAAGCGTTGCGCCAGCAGCGGCTGCTGCGTGCCGAAGCTCTGAAGACCACGGCGACCTTCAGCCAGTTGCTTGAGACGTTCCAGACGGCTCTGGGTCCTGGCATCGCGGCGGGCTTGAAGCCGGATCAGATCCGCGAGTTCTCGGTGCGCATCTCTCAGGCCGCGTCGGCGATCAATCTCTCGCAGAACCAGCTCGCGGAGGAAATCCGCTCGATCCTGTCGGGCACGATCCAAGCGCGCACGACGCGCATCGCCACCACGCTCGGCATCACGAACGAGGACATCCGACGCGCTCGTGAAGCGGGCACGTTGTTCGAGTTCTTGCAAGAACGCTTCCAGTCGTTCGGCATCGCTGGTGAAGCCGCCAGCAAGACCTTCACCGGCTTGACGCAGATCCTCAAGGGTGCGCTGGAAGAACTCGCTGGTCTGGCAGCGCAGCCGCTGTTCGAGGATCTGAAAGCAGTCCTTCAGGAGATGGTGGATCTACTGCTGACGATCGGACCTGATGGCGCGGTCATCATCAACCCTGATGCGATCGAAGCCATCGCTCCGATCTTCCTCGGCATCCAGAGCGCGCTCGCGTCGATCCGCGACACGGCTGGCCAGATCGGATTCGGCGATCTCCAGAGCAGCGCCAAGGTGATCGGCGTGGCCATCGCGGCTGCCGGCGAGATCATCGCTGGCGTGGTGAAGGGTCTGGTGGACGGCTTCCAGGTCGTCATCTCGATCATCCAGGCTGTCGCCAAGTCGTTCGGCGGACAGACCAAGAGCCTCAGCGAGATCGTCGCTCTGGTGACGAAGTATTCGGTGATCTTCGGCTCGGTGCTGGTGATCGTCGGACTCGTCGGCACCGCACTCAACGCGCTGCTGTCGCCGCTGCGTCTCGCGATCTCGCTCGTGACGACGCTCGCCACCGGCGCGCTCAACGTGCTCAATGCTTTCCTCAAGCTGCCGGTCGCGATCCAGGCGGCCTTCGGTCGGCTCGTGCTCGTGGTCGGCATCTTCCTCGCCATCGCCGAGGCGGTGCGCCAGATCACCGAGGGCATCTTCGGCGTCAACCTGTCGCTGAAGCAGACGATCGAACTCATCACCCTCGGCTTCCTCGGCGGCATCTTCGACGCCATTAGCGCGATCGAGGAGCTGGCCTTCAAGATCAAGAACTCGATCAGCGAGGCGTTCACCACCGCGGCCGAAGCGGCGATCAACTTCGTCAATGAAGCGCGGTTGCTCATCGCGTCTTTCACCGGCGACGACAAGGAAGCCCAGGCCATCGCGGCCGAACAGCTCGAAACCGAGAAGGCTCAGGACCGCGAGCGCTTCATCCGTCGCAAGAAGTTCGAGCTGGAGCTGGCCGACCTGCGCCGGCAGAACGAGGCGAAGTCGCTGGCGTTCACTGACGAGATCGCGAAGGTCGTCGGCGAAGCTGCTGGGCAGGACGCTCTCGGCCAGATCCCGAGCACGATCGAAGAGCTGCTGGGCGGCCTGACCTCGTTGTTCGGGGGCTTCGACCTCGGGCTGTCGAGCTTCTTCAAGGATCTCCAGGACGGCAAGGGCCTCGACCTCAACGGCTTCTTCAACCTCGACGAGTTCCTGGCGAAGATCAAGAAGGCGCAGGAAGACGCAGCGGCCGGCGGGGGCGCAGGTCTCACCATCACGCCTCGCGGTTTGCCCGTCACCGACGAGCAGCGTCGCGAGTTGGCCGAAGCGCAGCAGAAGCTCGCGCTCACGCAGCAGCAGGTGGCCGCACAGCGCGCGCTCAACGATCTCAACCGGCAGAACGCCTCTCAGGATGCGGTGCGTCTCCAGGAGCTGCGCAACCAGCTCATCGAGTTGCAGACGCAGCTCGATACGCAGCGCGTGCTCAACGAGTTGGAAGTCCAGAAGGCTGCTCAGGCCATCGGTGGAGCGCAAGGCGAAGAGCAGCGGCTGTTCCTGGAAGAACAGTTGGCTGTCCTGAAGGCGCAGCAGATCGCCGACGAGGAAGAGCTGAAGGCCAAGATCGACGAGACGAACCTCGCGCTCGAACGCCAGCGCCTCATCGTCGAGGGCACGATCAACGACGGCTTCGGCCAAGGGCTCGCCGACTTCGCCAACCAGTTCTCGTCGGCGTTCCAAGCCGGCATCAATATCGCGGGCGGGCTGCTCCAGTCGTTCACGAGCTTCGTGAGCGACAGCATCGTGTCGGCGTTCGATCCGAACAACGACACCTCGATCAAGGAGCGCTTCGGCCGCTTCCTCGGCGACCTCGCGAAGCTGATCCTCAGCGAACTCATCAAGCTCCAGATCGCGAAGCTACTGCTGGGCTTCGGCTTCGGAGGCGGAGCGCCGGCCGGTGCGGCCGAAGGCGGCTCGATCGGCATGGCGCACGGCGGCTCGATCCCGCGACGCGGGGCGGCCAGCGCGGCGCACTACGGCGTGGGCGTGCGCGGGCTGGTGGGGGGCGGACAGGCCACGCCTCCGCCGGGCATCGACCGTCGCGACACCGTGCCGATCTGGGCGCAGCCGGGCGAGTTCATGCAGAGCCTCGCCGCGGTCCGCACCTACGGGCGCGATTTCATGGAAGCGCTCAACCGTCGCGTGATCGACCCGCGCTCGCTGCGCGGGCTGGCTGGGCTCCGCACGACCAAGCGGCTCGCCAGCGCGGCGCACCGCGGCCCTGGCTTCGCCACGGGCGGCCTGATCTCCGAGCAGATCGCCAAGCAGACCGCGGCCCAGTCGCTCGTGGCGGCTCAGCCGAGCGGTGGCGGGGGCGTCCAGCGCGCCGTCGTGGTGGCCGGCGAGGCCGAGTTCGACAAGCTGGTTTCCGGTGGCTCCAACTCGCTCATCCGGTGGATGCGCGACAACCGGGATACCGTTCGTGGTATCCTTGACCGAGGCTAATCGCATGGCACTTCGTTGGATCGAGGGGTTCGAGACGCACCGTGGCAGCGGCCATCTGGGCCGCAAGTACGCCAGCACCGCCGGCATCGGAGCCGTGAACTCGGCTGCCGGTCGGGTGAGCGGCAACTCGGCCACCGGGCAGCTCGTGATGGTGTCGAAGAGCCTCGGGCTCAACAACACCTGGATCATCGGCTTCGGCCTGTTCGTGCCGGCCAACTTCACGGCCTCGACGAACGGCATCTACATCGAGAAGGGTGCGACCGAGCAGGTTCATATCGGCTTCGTCAACACCGCCGGCAGCTTCAACCTCACGGTGAACCGAGGGGCGACGGTGCTCGGCACCACGACTGCCGACTTCGCCTACAACGTCTGGCACTACTTCGAGCTGAAGGTGACGTGCCGCACGGGAACCAACGGCTCCTTCGAGCTGCGCCAGAACGAAGTCAACGTCCTCTCGGCCAGCGGCATCAATACCGCGAACGCCGGCAGCGACGGCGCGGACATCTGGGCGCTGCGCCTCGTCGCGAACCTGTCGGTTCGCTGGGACGACATCTACGTCTGCGACGACATCGACCTCGGCGATGGTCTGCCGAACGACGACTTCAAGGGCGACACGCAGGTCCGCGGCTCGCTGCCCAACGCTGCCGGCGACGTGCAGACGTGGACGCCCGGCACCGGCGTCACGCACCACACGCTCGTCGATGATGCGGCAACCTCGGCTCCCACGGACGGCACCGATGTCGTGCACAGCGACACGAACGGCAACAAGGATCTGTTCGAGTTCCAGGATCTCACTGCCGTCAACGGCAACATCTACGGCGTGATGATCCACAGCCAATGCGCCATGAACGCGGCTGGTTCTCGCACGCTCAAGCACGTCTACCGAGACGTGGCGAACGTGGAATACAACCCGCCGAACTTCATCGTCAACTCGACGACCTACACGGAGTTCCAGGACATCCTGCCGATCAACCCGAACACGGCACTGCCCTGGACGGAATCCGATCTCAACAACGCGCAGTTCGGCATCGAGGTGGTGAGCTAATGGCACTTCGCTGGTTCGAGGGCTTCGAGGGCATCCGTCTCGGCGCGCTGCTCTCGCGCAAGTACGCGGTGGTCGCCAACTCCGGCGGCATCGTGGGCACCACGGTCGGTTGGCAGGGCAAGGGCTTTGCTCTCGACGCGAACAACAACACGAACGGTCCCGATTTCACGACCTATCCGCTGGTCGGTTCGGTCGCGAACTCCTGGACGCTCGGCTGGGCGTGGCGTCACGACTACACGAACGGTCTGCCGGGGTCGCCCACGCATATCCCGGCCGTGGATCTCCACGACAGCGTGGGCCAGCAGCTCCAGTTCGAGATGGTCGCTGCGACCGCCAGCCCTACGAAGGCCGGCGGAGGCTACTGGCGCTTGCAGGTCCGCCGCGGCTCGACGGTGCTCGGGCTGTCGGACATGATCTTCGAGTCGTTCAAGTGGTACTACATCGAGGTCAAGGCCACGATCCATCCGAGCACGGGCAGCTTCGAGATGCGCTGGTGGACGCTCTTCTCCACCTCGGCCACGGTGGACACCTTCGGCGGCGCGACGATCAGCGGCATCAACACCGCCAACCAAGGCTCGGCGGGCGCGGACCGCGTGCGCATCAACCTGCGCTCGCAGCCGGGCATCGGCGAGACGTACATCGACGACCTGTACGTCCGCGACGACTCGACGTACATGGGCCGACAGGTGATCGAGGTCATCGCGCCGAGCGCCAACGGCGTCACGCAGCAGTGGGATCTCGCAGGCGGGGCCACGGATCTGCAAGACGCCTGGGACGAAAGCGCGTTGACGCAGAGCACCGGCGAAGACGACACCCGCGTTACGTCGGACACGACCGACGAGATCGCGCTCGCGGCGTACGACGACCTCGTGAACATCCGGCTCGTGACCGTGAATGGTCTGCTGCTGCACACGCAGCACCATATGGACACGTCCGGCGATCGAGACTTCGTGCCGCTCCTGCGGCGCGCGGCTGGCCCGAGCGAGTTCGAGGGCACGGCGGTCAACGTGAACGGCACCGCGTACACCGGCAGCAGCGAGGTGTTCGTGAACGATCCGAACACCTCGTCGCCGTGGGTGATCGCGGACATCAACGCCTACCAGTTCGGCGTCAAGACCAAAACCTAATCCACGATGGTCCGGGTCAATCTCACTCGCGAGTCGGTCGAAGTCGCCAGCGCGACGGAGCCGACCATCGGCGTCACGCGGCAGCACGCCGAGGTGATCGCGAACGCGGACGAGGCCAACGCGGAGCGGGTCAACGCTTCGCGCATGAGCTTCGAGTTCGCGTTCCAGACGCCGGACACGATCGGCGTCACGCGGCAGCACGCGGAGGTGATCGCGAACGCGGACGAGGCCAACGCGGAGCGGGTCGATTGCTCTCGCATGAGCTGGGAAATGGCCTTCAACACGCCGCGCACCATCGGCGTCACGCGGCAGCACGCGGAGGTGATCGGCAACGCCGACCAAGCCAACGGCGAGCGCGTCAACGCTTCGCGCATGAGCTGGGAAGTGCTCTCGCGCAAAGGGCCGAACCCGGTCATCCCGCTGGCGCTCGCCGCCGACGTGGACTTCTTCTTCCACAACTGGGCCGAGCCGCCGACGCTCGACAGCGGCTGGCTCACGGACATCCAGATCGCTTCGACCGGAGCCGAGGAGCGTCGCGGGCTCTCGCAGCGCCCGCTGCGCGCGATCTCGTTGCAGTGGCTCGTCTCCGAGAAGGCCGAGGCTGACCGGATGCTCGTGCGCCTGCGCAAGATGGCGGCCGGGCGCTTCCAGGTGCCGCTCTACATGGATCAGGTGCCGCTGACCGCTGCGGCTTCCTCGGGAACCAACCTGCTGACGATGGACCCGACCATCGGCCGCTTCTTCACCGGCGGGCGCGTCGCGATCGTGCGCCGCGGGGTTGTCGGGGGCGCGACGCCGATCATGGTCCAGTACCACCAGATCCAGTCGCGCACGACGAACACGATGACGCTGGCGACCAACCTCACGGCCGACGTGATCGCGGGCGATCTCGTGATCCCGCTGATCGACTGCGAGATCGTCTTGACGCCCACGATGCAGTACGTGAAGGCGTACGGTGCTACCGTGCGGCTCACGGCGATCGAGGTCGCCGGCCCGAGCCAACTGCCGGCGCGGATCTCCGACTTCCCGGACGGCTTCCAGCGCTTCCGCAACAAGCCGATCTTCTACATCGAGCCCGACTGGATCAACGGTGTGGACGTGGGCGTCAGCCGCCAGGGCGAGCGGGCGAACGCTGGGCGCACCGATCTCACCTACGTCGCGGCCGATCGCGGTCGGCAGAGCGCGAGCTACTTCTTCAGCGCGCAGCGCGACGACGCGCTCAAGATCATCGACTTCTTCGAGACGCGACGCGGCCGGCTGCGGAGCTTCTGGCTCGTGGATCAAGACCAGCTCTGGACGGCGCTCGCGACCACGACGACCTTCATCGACATCGACCCGTTCGGCGACTTCGACAACTTCCAGGAGGAGCTGGATTTCGTCGGCATCGTGATGAAGGACGGCACCATCCATATCCGCGAGGTCGTCACCATCCAGGCTGTGCTGGGCGTGTGGCGCATCACCGTGGACCCGGATCTGCCCTCGATCGACCTGACGCAGGTGCGGCGCATCGCGCGGGCGCGCTACATGCGCTTCGACACCGACTCGATGACGGAGAACTGGAACACCGACGACGTGATGACCACGCGCCTCGGGTTCCTCGAAACCCTTGCTGAAGAGGACGTGGAGCTGTGACGCGCGCCTACGCTCAACCCGAGAAGGAATCGTTCTGCCTCGTCACCTTCCAGTACGGAAGCCCGACCTCGCCGACCTTCTCGCGCTACACCGACTGGAACGAGGACTACGTGGGCGGCTATGTCGGCACGCCCGCCATGAAGATCACGCTGCCCGAGAACTCGGGCACGTTCGAGGAGCGGACGCTGAAGATCGAGATGCCGCTCGACGCCTTCACCGATGCAGCGAGCGGCGGTCTGCCTCACTCGCCGATCTACGTAACGGTGCAGGAGATCAGCCGCGCGCTCTCGGGCGGGCCGGAAGCGCTGAGCCTGTTCGCGTTCAAGGGCCGCGTCATCAAGACGGTGCGCAACAGCGACGGGCGCTCGGGGCGCGTCATGTTCCACGCGCAGCCGGTGAAAAGCCGGCTGGAGATCCCGCTCGCACTGTCGTGCAACCACCACTGCCCTTGGACGCTCTTCGGGCGGGGCTGCGGGCTCGCGAAGCAGAGCTTCCTCGCGACGATCACGGCCATTGACGGCAAGCGCTTGACCACGGCGAGCGCGTCGATCACCACCGGGCACCCGGACAAGTTCTGGCACCGCGGCTACGTCGAGTACCAGGGGCTGCGCATCGGCATCCAGAACTGGTCGCTGGCCGACCCGACGTACATCTACCTCGTGAAGCAGCCGCCCGCCTCGTGGCTCGGTCCCACGCTGACGTTCGTGCCGGGCTGCGACAAGACGATCGAGACGTGTCGCTCGCGCTACGGCAACGAAGAGCACTTCGGCGGCGTCGGCTACGCGATCCCGGCGTACAACCCGATCCTTGAGGACCCGGCCTGATGGTCCGCATCATCCAACCGCGCTGGACGTGGCACGAGCTGCGCTTGGCGAGCAAGGCGTCGCCCTCGCAGGCCAACGGCATCGAGCGCCGCCTGGAGGAGATCCTGCGAAGCTGGGAAGACACGCGCTACATGAGCGGCCAGCAGAGCAAGGGCGTGCACGCCGATTGCATCGGCTTCGTCTTCGGGGTCGTGGACGAGCTGTACGGGCGGCCCTCGCCGCCTCGTCCGGTGCTGCCGCCGGACACGGCCATGCACTCTCGCGAGAAGGCGCTCGCGACCATCAAGACGCTGCGCCAGCTCTACGCGCCCAACAGCCGCATCGAGGACGGCACCATCCAGCCGGGCGACATCGTTGTGACCGGGCAGCGCGCGGGCGGGCCTGGGCACGTTATGATTGTGGGTCCCTACCGCAACACGCTCTGGCACTGCGTCAACGAGATCGGCGTCAACCAGACTGGGCTCGGCTTCGCTGATGGCGCGGAGCGGATCTTCGGCGTGTACCGTTTCGACGACCGGGAGAAGTGGGTCCGATGAACCTCCAGAAGAACCAACACCGCGCCGGCTGGGTGCAGCTCGGCTACATGGCGCTGAGCTTCGCGCTGTCGTACATCGCGGGCCGGCTGCTGGCGAAGAAGAGCGGTCTGAAGATCGACGACGACAAGCCGACCACGCTCACGACGCGCGGCAGCTACACGAACTTCGTCGTCGGCTTGCGGCGCGTCGGCCCGGTGTTCACCTGGGCGGGCGACCGCGAGATCAAGAAGGAGAAGGCCGGCGGGGGCAAGGGCGGTGGCAGCTCGCAGAAGACCGAGATTTTCTACGAGGCTGGCTGGCATGTCCTCTGCTCGAACGGGCCGGTGCGCGCGCTGCACCAGATCGTGCAGAGCGGCAAGATCATCTTCCAGGGTCCCATCACGGCTGACTCGCACCCGTCCGGCTCGACGATCAACCTCGGCAAGGAGGGCTCGTTCACGATCTACTGGGGCGAGGAGAACCAGCCGATCAACGCCTTCCTCGGCAACGCTGGCCGCGTGGGCATCGCTTCACGCTGGCCGTTCTTCTGCTACGTGGTGTGGAACAAGAAGCGCCTGTCCACGTCGCCGCAGTGGCCGGTGCTCGACTACGTGATCGACCGTCGCTGCGAGATCAGCGAGACCATCCTGACGCAGACGCCCTCGTACTACGAGCCGACGCGCACGCTCACCGGGCCGACCGAGACCATCATCGGCCATACGAACGGCGCTGAGGGGTCGGGCCATCTGATCTTCTCGGGCGACATCACCAACACGTTCAAGCCGCTGGATCACGTCGAGCTGACCGGCAACACGATGGCGGATGGTGAATACATCATCTACGACAGCGAGACCTTCCAGGTCATCGTCGGCACCAACCCGTTGAACGGCGCTCCGATCTACGCCGTGCGCACGCGCGTCTACCTCTACGGCGGAGTCAGCGGAGCCGACGACAACGGCACGTTGCAGACCTACGAGGAGCTGCCCGACGACGGCCTCAACCCGGCGCACGTCGTCGCCGAGGTGTTGTTCGCCGAGTGGCCGCAGGGGCTCGGTCTCGATCCCAACGG